CACCAGTATCTAACTGCTTATATTCAGGTTTTTCTTTACATCTACCACTACTTCCTTGAATTCCTTCGTCACCACAATCTTTTGAAGGAACATAATCAAATGTATAACCAAAATATCTATATGTTGGTGTTGAACCGAAATACTGTGTTCCTAAATAATGATTTAACATAGCAACAGCTCCCAAAAACATATCTGTTAATACAACATTTCTATCAACTACCCACAATCGAATTAATTGATTAAACACAGATGCTCCTCGAAACATTGATGACATATCAGCTACATTTAATACATTCCATCCTGTAATATCTTGATTAAATAGTATGCAATCGCGAAACATATTAGCCATATTAACTACTTTACTAGTATTCCATGAGCCAAGTGGCTTATTAAATGCTCTGCATCCTTGAAGCATATAAGACATATCTTGACAATTAGATGTATTCCATGAACCAATCGCTTGATTAAATGCAATTCCCCTTTGAAACATTGAACTCATATTTGTAACTTTACTAGTATCCCATGAACCAATCGCTTGATTAAATACTATTGCATCTTGAAATGTTAAAATCATATCTACTACTTTACTAGTGTTCCATGAGCCAATAGGTTGATTGAATGACCTTGCATTTCTAAATGTTCCTCTTAAACTTGTAATATTGCTTGTATTCCAATTATTCAATTGTTCGTTAAAAGTTGTTCTATCTTTAAAAGTATTTTCTAAACTCGTAACATTAATTATATTCCAATTACTAATAAGTGATTTAGGTTTTGAAAATATTTCTATATATGCTCCTTGTACAAATGTAGCATTATATGTATTTCCTGTTTCACCATTTGATGTTGCTCTAACAGTAAAAGTATCAGCATTTGGGTCATTAATAAGTATTTTAATAGGTTTATTTAAGTCTAAATATAGCCCACTTCCAGTCATATCTATTCCTAAATAAGTTGTTAATAAACTATTAGTTGAGTCATAAAATGGTGGATATAAAATATACTCATCATTAGTAAGTTGAGATGTAGTTAAATTTGCACCATTAATTATGACAAAATTGTCTACTGTTCTAATTGTTGAAGCTTTCATAGTAAATTGGATTTGTTGGTCTGGAATAAATCGCCCAATATATTTTTCTGTTGCATTAGTTCCACCTGGTAATGTTTGACTATCTCCAAAATAATATTGTATTGCATTTTCAAAATCACTATTATTATTTGGTGTGTAAGACATTATATTATGTTTATACTATACTATAATTAAATATCTGTATTTTTATTAATATTTTTCATATTATTAACATTTTTTCAGTTTAATTGATTGTCAAACAAAATATTAATTTCTAATTATTTATTATAATATGGGTTTATTGAAGAAGGTTGCTAGTACAATTTCGCGTAAAACTAAGAAAGTTTTGAGTAAAACCAAGAGAGCTATAAAGAATAAGCGTAATTCAATATCTAGAAAGAATATGGATAGATGGTATAAACGCGAACAAAAGGCTCTTGATAGAAGAATGAAATCTAAAAATAAAACTGGTGGAAACAGAAAACTTCGTAGAAGAGGTATATCATCTAGGAGAAGGACAGCAAAGCGTAATTAAATACACTAATCGGATAATAAAATAGTTAGTATTTCACTATTTTGTAATCTCAATATATTCCACACAATATGTTCACCAAATTTCTGCGTTAATTCTATAATTCCTGTTTTTGTTCTAATCTTTTCTTTATTTACAAATAATGGTATAACATCTTGTATTTCTGGTGCGTAATCATCTTCACTACCACATATACTTATCCATTTGTCAAACAAATGATATTTTATTTCGAAATATTTTTTACATATTTTAGCACATTCATAAATACTTCTATTTTTATCATTTTTGCTATCTCTACTATCTTTGCTATCTCTACTATTAAACATTTTATCGCTCTCATTTGTTGAATTAATACAAGTTAATTCAAACGGATTGTTGTGATTTTCTAACAATAATCTTTCATCTAATAATTTAACAACATTAATGCTACCATATATTAATGCATACTGAAGCAATTTATCATTAACACTCAAGTTAACAATTGGTAAATAAATATTATCATTTCTACAATATAAAATAAGTAATGCATTTTCGCTAAGATTATAATTCAAATACTTTAATATTTCTTTATTAACACTCTCACTAAAGTTTTCATTAATTATTGATTTTATAAATTTCTTTTCTAAATCATCCAAATAAGGTATTAGTTTTATCTTCTGTAAATCAGTTAATTTGATATAATTACTGTAATTATAAAGTTTGTTACTATATCTAGATTTGCTCCAAAGCAATTCTGCTAATGAAAAATATGTTCTAACAACATTATCGTTTTCATTTTCTTGATAATAATATTCAATATTGCTATATTTTTCCAAAAAATTGTTTGAAAAAAACTTGTTTATATATGCTTTGTTTTCCTGAATAAGTTTTTCAAATATTTCATTTATATTAAGTCTGTGAATATTATTTCTATAGAATTCTTCCCAATCAAAATGCCAGTCTTTATCTGAATCGAATTTTGTAAAAATATAAGTTGGTGGATTAAAATCTAATTTAAATTCGTCAATAAATTCATTATAAAACATTTGTGATTAAAATACTTTTATTTAATAATGCTAATTTTTATTTATTATTAATAATCATTATTAATTATTTAATTTTTATAATGAAAAAATTGAAAAGAATTAAAGATAGTATTCTATATTACTCTATCTGTTTTAGTCAAAAATAAACTGACTATAATGCCTGTTCAAAATACTACAACTACAACTACAACTGCTACTGCAAACGCGACTCTTGCAAAAAAATACCAAAAAAAGACTGCACGCGAGCATGTTCTTGATAATCCAGACACTTACATTGGTTCTATTGAGAAAGTAGATACTAACATTCATATTTTCGATAATGAAACCAATAAAATCGCTGAAAAAGAGATTATGTGGATTCCTGGTCTTTACAAATTATTCGATGAAGGTGCTGTAAATTCGCGCGACCATGTTGTGCGTATGCTTCAGCGTAAAGAATCCGGAGATAATTGTCATACTGTTTCATACATTAACTTCAATGTCACGGATGACGGCACAATTGAAATCACAAATGATGGAAATGGTATTGATGTTGAAAAACATCCTGAGCATGATATTTGGATTCCAGAGATGATTTTCGGACATCTTCGCACAAGTACTAATTACGATAAAAGTGAGAAGAAGATTGTTGGTGGTAAGAATGGTTTCGGGTTCAAATTAGCGTTGATTTGGTCTACATATGGTCGTATTGAAACTATTGACCATACTCGCAAGAAGAAATATATTCAGGAATTCCATGATAATCTTACTCGCATTGATAAACCGTCTATTTCTCGCTGTACGACAAAGCCATATACTAAAGTTTCATTCAAACCTGATTATGAAAGACTTGGATTACCGAATGGTATGTCTCAGGACTTTGTTGCACTTCTGAAACGCCGCGTTTATGATATTGCCGCAGTTACAGACAAGAATATCAAGGTGCGATGGAATAATGAGCTTGTTCCGGTGAAGAACTTCCAGCAATATATTGATTTGTATATTGGCGATAAGACTGATGCTCCTCGTGTTTATGAAGCAGATGGCGAGCGTTGGGAATATGCAATTGGTCTTGCTCCTAATGAAGAATTTCAGCAAGTCAGTTTTGTAAATGGTATTTTCACCAGCAAAGGTGGTAAGCATGTTGAATATATAATCAATCAAATTGTTCGCAAATTAACTGCTTATATCAAGGCAAAAAAGAAGGTTGATGTTAAACCAGCAGCAATCAAAGAGCAATTGATATTATTCTTGCGTTGTGATATTGAAAATCCGGCATTTGACAGTCAAACAAAAGACTTCATGAATACGCCTGTTAGCAGTTTCGGTTCTACTTGCAATGTTAGCGATAAATTTATTGAGAAAATCGCTAAGATGGGTGTAATGACAGCAGCTTGTGCTATTACAGAAGTAAAAGACAATAAAGCAGCTAAAAAAACCGATGGGACTAAAAGCAAAACAGTTCGCGGTATTCCTAAGTTACTAGATGCGAATGATGCTGGAACAGTAAATTCATTTCAATGCGAGTTGTTGTTGTGTGAGGGAGATTCAGCAAAGGCTGGTGTGGTTTCAGGTCTTACACAAGATGACCGCAAGCGCATTGGTGTTTATCCTCTTCGTGGTAAGTTATTCAATGTTCGTGGAGAGCCAGCAAAGAAGATTGGAGAAAACAAGGAAATCGCTGATATCAAGCAAATTCTTGGATTGCAAACAGGCAAAAAATACAAGAGTGTTGAAGATATTAAAGCACATTTGCGTTATGGTAAAGTGGTATTCTTGACTGACCAAGATTTGGATGGAGTACATATTACAGCACTTGGTATTAATTTGTTTCAAGCAGAATGGGCTACATTATCTAAAATTCCTGGCTTTTTGAGCTTTATGAATACTCCTATTTTGAAAGCAACCAAAGGCGGACAATCTAAGGTATTCTACAACGAAGGTGAATTCAACGCTTGGAAAGAGACGAATGATGTTTCAGGATGGAAAATCAAATATTACAAGGGATTAGGCACAAGCACAGGCAAGGAATTCCGTGAATATTTCAAGGCGAAGAAAGTAGTAGAGTTCACAAATGAAGATGAATGCGATAATCAGATTGATATGGTATTCAATAAGAAGCGTGCAGATGATAGAAAAGAGTGGCTAGGAATGTATAATCGCGAAACATTCTTGGATACTTCGAAACCAAATATTTCATACACAGAATTCATTAATAGAGGATTAATCCATTTCAGTAAATATGATTGTGATAGGTCAATTCCTAACTTAATGGATGGTTTAAAAATCAGTTTGCGTAAGATTTTGTATTCAGCATTCAAGCGCAACTTAACAAGTGAAGTGAAAGTAGCACAATTTAGTGGTTATGTTTCAGAGCATTCTGGCTATCATCACGGTGAGCAAAGTCTTAATGCAGCTATTGTTGGTATGGCGCAGAATTATGTTGGTTCAAACAATATTAATTTGTTTATGCCTAATGGTCAATTTGGAACTCGCCTTCAAGGCGGGAAAGATAGTGCGAGTGAAAGGTATATCTTCACACAACTCAATCCTATTACAAGATATATTTTCCCACAAGTGGATGACCAAGTATTGAGTTATTTGGATGATGATGGTCAGCAAGTAGAACCAATCTATTATGCACCTATTATTCCAATGATTTTGGTAAATGGAACAACAGGTATTGGTACTGGTTTTAGTACAAATATAATTACATACAACCCAAAACAAATTATTCAGCGGTTGATGAATATTTTGAAAACTGGTAGTGCAAATGATGTATCTATTGAACCGTATGCAGAAGGTTTCACAGGTACAATTGAATGGATGGAAGATAAGTATGTTATCACAGGAAAATATGATGTGCTTGATGCTACCAAAGTGCACATTACTGAATTACCATTAGGTACTTGGACAGATGATTACAAAGAATATTTGGAGAAGTGTATTGATGGGACTGTTAAAGGGAGCAAGACTAGTTCAGGTGGAACAATAATAAAGTCATATGTGGATATGTCTACTGACAAAACAGTGGATATCACAGTTACTTTTGCAAAAGGTGTTCTTCAAGGACTGATGTCGGAAGAAGCACAATATAACAAAAATGGTTTGGAGAAGATGCTGAAACTTTATACAACTCATAGTCGCAATAATATGTATTTGTTTGATGCTAATGAGAAATTAGTGAAGTTTGATACAGCAGAAGATATTTTGGATGCATTTATTCCTACAAGAATGGATATGTATGTAAAGCGTAAGCAACAGCAAATTAATCAACTAAATAAAGAATTATCAGTGTTGTCAAACAAAGCTAGATTTATTCAATATAATTTAGATGATAAGATTGATTTGCGTAGAAAGAGTAATGATGAAGTGAATACTATTTTAGAAAATCATAAGTTTGAGATGAAAGACGGAAATTATAATTATTTGAGAAAAATGCCGATGGATGCTGTTACTAAGGAGAAAGCAGAACAATTGCTTAAAGAGCGTGATGAAAAATCTAATGAGCTTCAACAGTTAGAAGGAACAACTGAAAAACAAATTTGGATGAATGAGTTGAATGAATTAGTTGTCAATTATGATGTATATGTAAATAAGCGGAATGAGTCAAATGATGAAGAAACAAATACAAAACCTAAAGTGAAGAAACTTGTTAAAATCAAAAATTCTAAAAAATAAATGATGCTGCGCGTTTGGGGCGCTTCCCCAAAAATTCTAAAAAATAAATGATGCTGCGCGTTTGGGGCGCTTCCCCAAAAAATACTAATGCGCGTTTGGGGCGCTTCCCCAAAAATAATATAAATAATAATAAATGAATATTTTTCATAGAAAGGTTAATGCTTATAATGCTACAAGCAACTTTTTAAAATATAACTGTCCATATTGTAATAAATTTCACATACATGAAACCAATAATGATTTGTCAAACAGAAAAATAAAAGTATTACCTCTTTGTTGTAATAAAAAGGATTTTTTGTCATTTTTTAAGAAAATAATTGTTTCAATAAATGAAAAAACTATTAAGTACCACTAGTTAAGTAATATAAAATATAAAATATAAAGTATAATTATAAATTAATAATTTTATTATTATGATTATTAATGATGATAGCACAAATGAAATGAATTTAGATATGAATATTGATATGAATAATAATATGAATAAAGATATTTATGGTATTAAAATTCATGATAAAACTAAACAGAAGTCAAGTGATAACAATAGTAATATAGATAAAAATGCTAAACCAGAAGAAGTTAAATACGAAAAAGAGTTAGGTTTCTTAACCAATGCAAAAAAACATTTTAAAATGAATTTTTCATATTACGCAATATTTTTAGTATCTATTATTATTCTTGGTATTTTAGATAAAAATATTTATGTAGCATTACTTACATTTTTAGTATTACATTTTTGGTCATATTTTTCCCATAAAATAATACATAATTTCCCATCATTTATGATATTTCATGATTACCATCATAACTCTGAAATAAATAAAGAGTGGTATTCAATATTAATTGAAACTTTAACTAACTTGATTACAAGAAGCGGAGGTATTTTAATATTCTTCAATTTACTAATTCAGAAATATTATGGTTATCAAATACTTAATAACTATGTAGTACTATTGTATGCATTCTTGTATACATCAGTTCATATGATTAATTTTCATAATATGAATATGCCTACACATGTAAATCATCATACTGATTTATCTAAGAATATTGGTCCAGATGTAATTGATATGTTGTTTGACAGTAAATTAGAAGGAGATGATATTGAAGATTTAAACCATAGCTCAATAAATATATTAATAATTACAGTATTGATTATACTATCAAAAAATACAAAGTTTGACATTGTTAAATATATAGTTAAACTAATGAAATCGATGAAATTATAAATATATGAATATATGAATATATGAATATATGAATATATGAATATATGAATATGAATATGAATATGAATATGTAAATACAAAATAATTATTACAAATAATTAATAATTATTATTTTTCATTTAAAACCATCTGGGAAGTTCAAGAGTTTTACTAACATGGTCTGCTTGAACAGGTGATGACATAGGTGTCCACATGCTGCTAGCATCGCGCTTATATTTCATATATGAAACAGCATCATTATAAACTTGTGGAACAGCATAATCTAAAACAACTTTATTAAGCTTTGCAATTTGTCCTGGAATATCATCTGGTAAATTCTGTGCGTTCTGTAAAAATACACCACGCATAATGATTTGAAGGTCATCGCACTCTTGTGGCCCAATAACAAATTCACCTTTGCTCATTTGAAATACACCTGCACGAATACCATTTTGAATAATATTTTGATTTGCAGCAGAAAAATAAGCACGAGATAAGGCAGTTTCATACCAATTACCATTCATTGCATTGCGAAAATCATTACTTTTACCTGTTGGAACTTTATCTTGTAAAGCAAAAACAGCAGATGTATTTGGGCCCATAATATCTACTCGCCCATTATTTGATACATTTGTGTTTGTGTTTGACATTATAGATACTATTAAGAAAAAATTATATAGGTTATGACTATATAGATAAACTAATGACTTTTCAATCAACCGTTGTTAAAATTGCAGGAGTTACATTAATTGTTATTTTTATTATGTTAATTGCTTCATTTTATTATATGAATAAGAACCAAAAATATCCTCCAGTAATTGGCGGATGTCCTGATTATTGGGAATTAAATCAGGTTAATGGTAAACCTGTTTGTATAAATAAGCATAATTTAGGAATCTGCGGTAAAAAAGCTAAATTTGATGACCCTGAATTTATTGGACCTGATGCATTATGTAAGAAAGCTGAATGGGCTAAAAGTTGCAATTTAACTTGGGATGGTATTACTACCGACCCAAAAATATGCGATAAATAAAACTTTATACTTCTATTTATCTATTTTATTAATGTAGAACAGATAAATATGGATGATAAAACAATAGAAAAATCTAATAAGAATAATCAAGGTAATCAAGGTAATCAAACTAATCAAGGCAAAACTAGCAAAACCAGCAAGCATAGCAAGTCAAACAAAAAAACAGTTATTTTTGAATCTAACTATATTAGCATGGGAATGAATAATTTTACTACTAATAAATGCAAATGGAAAGATGAAAAATTTATAAATATGTTTGACAGATTAAATGATGATGTACTAGGACTTATTTTTGAACAAATACCTGATGAAAACAAAATATGGTTAAATAAAAGTTGTTATTTAAAACATCATAAACTTGTTAGAAATATGATTGATAGTGAATTTTATGAAGCATATGTTTTAGATATGGTCAAACAAGATTATGCTTTTGTATTTACTCAAATTATTAATGAAAGATTTGACTATTTTCATAAATGGAAAAACTATTATTTTAATGATGTTAAATACCATAGTTTTCTAATATTTTTAAGAGAATTTGGAATTAAAAATAATTCACCTAAATGTGTTCAAATAATAGATAATATGGCTTATGAAAAGGGTTTTTCTCCTAATTGGTTTAAGTATAGAGGTATTATATTGCATAATAGACATTTAAATCATTAAGTATTTTAAAAAATGAATACAATGAATACAATGAATACAATGAATACAATGAATACAATGAATACAATACCTCTTAATGCTGTACTAAACCGAGAAGGTTTAGCAAATTCTATTGTTTCTAGCATACAAAATTTTTTTATAAATAGAAATAATCCTTCATCACAAAGAGGAATATATATTTATGGTGCACCTGGAAGTGGTAAAACAGAATTTGTAATTAAAACATTAAGGTCTGCTGGTTATGATGTTGTTAAATATGATGCAGGTGATATTCGTAATAAAACCATTATAGAAAATATGACTAAAAACCATATTCCTGATGTTAATATTATGAGTTTGTGGAAAATGGAGCAAAAGAAGATTGTTATTGTTATGGATGAAATTGAAGGAATGAATAGTGGCGATAAAGGAGGAATAACTGCATTAATAAAATTAATTCGTCCAAAAAAAACGAAAAAACAGCGTGAAGAAGCTCATAATTACAATCCAATTGTTTGCATTGGTAGTTATCATGTTGATAAAAAAATAACTGAATTAATGAAAGTTTGTGACACATATGAATTGCCGGTTCCAACAAATGAGCAAATAGATGTATTAATAGACTATTTGTTTAAGTTGCCTCGAACAAAAAATACATCTATTCTCAAGAAGAAGTTAAATAGTTATATTGATGGAGATTTGCGAAAATTAGTTGTATTGTCTGATGCTGTAAAACGAGGTTTAGTTTTAGATAAATATACTATTGATAATGTTCTTACTTCTAAATCGAAGAATGAAGATGCAAAACAAATAGTTCATAAATTATTAAATAATGAATACCTTATGAATTCTCATGAATTTCTAATAAATGAGACTGACCGAACTATTGTGGGACTTTTATGGCATGAAAATATGATTGATGTTTTAGAACCCCATGATAGAAAGAAATCTATACCGGTTTATAAAAAAATGCTTGATAATTTATGTATAGGAGACTATGTAGACCGCATAACATTTCAAAAACAAGTATGGCAGTTGAATGAATTAAGTTCATTGATTAAAACAATGAGTGGAAATCATATATATCATAATTCGTTTGACAAAAAAGTGGAATATAATCCAAATGAAGTAAGATTTACGCGTGCATTAACAAAATATTCTACTGAATTCAATAATTTTTCATTTTTACAATCATTATGTCAAAAGTTAGGAATGGATAGAAGTGATTTAGTTTCTTATTTTCTAAAACTAAAAAGCTGTGATACAATAGACTTAGAAACAATAAATATGTTGAATGTTTATGATGTTACAAAACTAGAAATAGATAGGATGTTTAGGTTATTAGATAAAGGTGAGGTCAAACAATCAAGAAGTAGAAGAAACAGCTCAAGTGAAAGACCATCAACTACTAATGATACTGGACAATCAGTTACTTCATCAGCATCAATTAAACGCAAATCTATTACTCCTACAAAAAGTAAAAAACTATAAAATAATAAAACGATTATAATAATCAACAATAATCAACAATAATCAACTATAATCAAATATAATATAAACTAAACTGGATTTTAAAATTAAGATTAAAAGGTATATATTATATATATGTCAACTTCAACACCAGAATCACCATCATCACCAAATAAAGTAGAATCAGTAAATCAAGATATAAATATTCCTCTTAGTCAAAATTTAATTATTGGATTTTTCTTTGATATGATACATGATTTTTGTGAAAGTTCAACTTTAACAGGTGATTTTAAAGTAGATATTCTTTATTTTATTAACATGTTTGATAGTGTATTTAAAGATTTTTGGGAACAATGTAAACCTGCATTAACTGCAATTGTTATATATATTAATAATAAACATTCTAAAAATCAAAACACTATAGAAAATATTAATGACATTAAAAAATTTATTAACAAAGATGCATTTATGCATGAAGCACATGAGTTTCTTTACACTTTAATTACAAGACAAGGATTAAACAAGGGTGAACTTACATTTAATTATGATAGCAGCAATAATACAGGTGATATAATAGGAGAAAATGCTTTTATACAAGATATAAATAAAGTTGCCGGAGGAGGCAATGGATTACCTTCTAATTATTTTATAGGATATATAAAAGATAATAATTACAGACTTCAAACAAATCTTATTACAAATGAAACAACAGGAAAAGTATTTACTTCATATGAAGAAGCAAAAACTAAATCAAATATTCAATCTTATACTGAAGGTGTTATTAAAACATTAAACTTGAGTAGTCCTAATGATTATACTGATTCAATGGGAGCTTGGGATAAATCAATAAATCTTAAAACAGGTGAAAATAATTATTTCGATATATCTGATAATGAAGTAGCAAAACCTATTTATGTTGTAGAAGATGCTATTAAGTCATCAAAACAATTATTAGCTATATTTCAATTAAATGAGCGTTTTTTAGAAAGTAAAGGTATAAATAATAAATTTAACTTGGTTAATCTAGAAACAACTGCTGAAAAATATGATATGGCTCCTACTAAACTTAAAAGCCCTAAAGAATTATATAATGAAGGAGAAGAAGAAAGAAGAAAGATATTAAAGCGAATTTCTAATCAAGAAACTTCTTGTTATGAATATTATTATAGAAAATATAATTTAATTTTTTGTAAAAACAATTCTATAGACAATTCTAATAATGAATATATTAACTTAACAATTGCACCTAATGTATTTAATTTTAAAAATACAGCAGTCTTGGTAAGAATTATGAGAAAAGGTGAAGAAATATTACATGATATTAAGAATAATAATAATAATAATTGGGCAGACACATTTTTGGATGATATTAAAAATAATAAGTGGGAAAACATATTTTTGAAGGATATTAGCAATGGCGAATTAGTTATTTCAGATATTTCACAAAATATTATTAAAATGTATTTGACAAATTTTTCATATTCTAATCAACTAGAAAATAACAGAACTAGTAACGAAAATTATAACTATATAAAAAATGATTCTTTATTTCCATCATATTACAACCAAGTAAAACCATTACAGAATATAAAAAAAGAACAACGGGTTCTTGCATATCAGCTAGAACATAATATTAAAAAAATGTTAGACAGAGTATTTGAAGAAATAAAAATAGAAAGAGAAGATTTATTAAAGGATTTATTTGAAAAGTTTGATGAAAATTATAGAGAATTTACTAATTATAGTAATAATAAAAAGTTATTTGATACAGATTATACTTCATTTATTTCATTTTTATTATTGTGTCAAAAAATAGAAAAACAACCAAAAGTAGAGTTTATAAAGTTAACAAGAGACTTATTTTATGATACTGTAGATGAAAAATTTAAAGATGAAAAATATGATGATTATTTTAAAGAAAGTTTATGTTTTATGATGACTATTATTTTTAATCTAAAATTACTTGTTTATACACTATTAGAAATAGTTAAAGAACAAGAAAATTATGATGAAGAAAAAAAAAAAGAGTTTTATACTAATTTTTTAGATTTAGATGTTAATATATGGTCCCAAACAATAATTAAATTAGAAAATGAAATTGTTCTATCTGGTTGTTCTAATGATTCAAAAATTATAATTAAACCAAATAATAAGTCTTATGAACAAACAGTAATTAGTGAAAATGAAGAAGAAGTTAAAAAAGGTGCCTCTGTTGCAAATGTATTACATAAATGGAGAACAAAATTATTTGATTATAATACTAAATTAACTAAAACTAGAAAAAATAACTTAAAAAATTGGAGTGCCGAAGCTGCAGAAAAAAGAGAGAAACCTATGAATATTCAATTAGTAAATTATTTACAAAGTACACTTACTACTTTAAATAATAATGAAAAAATTTATTGTAATTTATTTGGTATATTATTCCAAAAAACAGCTGGTGATTTTTTCCAAGTAAAAATAACACAGTTTTTAAATGATAATGAAAACTGTTTTGATAGTTGTAAAAAAAATGATGATGGTAAGTGTTTAAATAACCGTTATTTATATCGACCTTATTCTGAAAATCATTACGATAATAGTACTAATTTTAATGAAAATTATCAAAGACCTGTTTATTCACCTGTTGTTCAATTAGTTACTTTTGATATTATGGCTTCATTAATTGGACTTCAACAAATATCAAATATTACATTTCAAAATGAAACTACAACAGATAATTCAACAGGAATTGCATTATATGGAACTTCTAATATAGGTTCATCTGTAAGACAACATATTGAGAATAAAATGGAAGAAAAAAATACCAAAAATATAGACATAGACATAGACATAGACATAGACATAGATTTAATTAGTGTTGTAAGAAAATTTCCTTCATTAATTGATAATAAGGAATTATACAAATTTTTAGATGATAATATTTACAAGAATAAACAAGAATTGTTAGATTTGTTAGATAGTACATATATAGATTTGAGTTCAAAATTTTGTGATAGAATACAAAGACAAAAAGGTGGTGATGGTAATGAAATAAAAAAACATTATAAAATAGCATTTAGATTAGTATTTGATTATCTTTGTTATTACAGAAAATTCCGCCCAGAGGAAGCAATAGCAAGAGCAAAAGTAATTATTTATTTACTTTCCAAATGTGAAGAAGCTAATAATAATGATAATATTATAACTAATATATCTAATTCACTAATTCATTGTCATGGTATTAGTTGTAAAAAAGAATTATGTGAACTTAGACAGTTTCGTAATAATAAAATATCAAAAGTTTCTCCTACTTTAACTTCTAATTTTTTCGATGAATATAAAAAAATTAATGAAAATGCACAAATTGAAAATAAAAATGTAAATCAACCATATTATGCTGCAATTATTAACCTTACATTTAAAGAAATTTATGATGAATTAATTCAAAAAACACAAGAAGAATTAGATAATTCAGTGACAAATAGACAAAGACAACAAGACGAATCAAATTTAATGGATATTTTGGACATTAAAAAATTAAATGAAAAACTTCAAAATGCAATAGAAAAAGCAAAGAAAGGCGCTACAGAAAGATTTAAAATATTTAATTCATTAGTAAACGCTATTGGTACAGCATATGGGAAAAAACGCAAACGCAATACATCCAATATACATTATCCAGAACCAATACAAAAACCAAGATACAATGGTGGTCAAAGTGGTGGCCGTAAGAATGTATCATTTCATAAACACAAAAACGGTAAATACATTAATTCATCAAAATCTAAAACTTTGAAAAAAACTAAAAAGAAAAAAAATTCAAAAGATGCATACGAATCATTAGTAAAGATTTTCAAAGAACTAAACTTCAAAATGTAATCATGTAATCATGTAATCATGTAATTATATAATCATATAATCATGTAATGTGTTAATTGATAATAACAATTAATAAGCTATTTAATAATCATAACTTATTAATTATTTAATAATTATTTAGTAATTCACTCATCATCGTTATCATTCGCAGTTGAGGTTACCTTACTAGAAATACATTCGGTTCTCTTTGAAATCCACCTTGTTGTCATTTCCATATTAATATATGGAGACATAAATGCATTATTTTTAACTTTATTAATGTTCTTCTCACTATCATTCTCATTAATAGTAACATTTTGTCCCTGTGCATCTACAAGTGCCCAATGAATCAAAACATTTCTCCTATTCTCCAACATATCGTCTTTACGCATCTTATCATATATATTCTTTGGACGATATCTCATCTTTGAAAAACGATGGCGAAGATATTGCTCTGGTGAATCATAGAAATATACATTTCCATCAGACATAACCTTATAATACAAATGTTCATTCTTTGAACCGACAGTATGCTCTGTCTCAATTCCTGAAACAGCATTTACAATGTTATGACCGTAGCTATTTGAAGCATATCCTGTGCGATTTCTTCCAATAGTAGATTGCTTTGTTGTTGTATCTGCATCATCCAATCCAGAAACACTTACATTCAAATTTGACAACACCATTTAACTACCAAATGTGTATATGAATTATATATACACATATAATGTATCTTTAATTACTTTTAATTAGTAAAATTAATTATCTGTTAATTATCTGTTAATTAAATAATTCTTTAATAATAATATCAGCATTAGTAGGTTCTCTTAATTCATCATTATTATCATTACTATTACCAATATCATCATTATTGCTATTACCATTATTATTTGTTGCACTTATTGTATTTCCTGTACTTACTCCATTTTCTTCATTTCTAATCTTATTTAATAATTTTTCATTAAACATACGAAGCCTCTTATTTTCTGATTCGCGTTTATTAACCAAAGATTGAAGCTCATTATTCTTATTAGTAAGTTGATTAATTGTATTCTGCTGATTCTGTAACATCTGCATTGCTTCATCAATAGTAATTTGCCTCTTTTCTCCATTAGAAAGATTCAATGTAATAACCTTCTGGTTTGACAATTGCTCTTGCATCTTCTTTTTACGCTCTCTCTCTATTTCAGCAGTTTGTTTCAATACATCAGGTTTCATTTCAGGTCTACCAGGTGCATAGTCTTTCAATAAATCAAAAATATCCTCCATATAGAATTTTCTTGAATCATCTTCCGGAACAAACATAGAAACTGTTTCATTACTTTCATTCACAAAATCAGGGTGTGGATTTTCTAGCAATTTCCTTTTGTCAAATGTATTATGTTCATGTGAAAAAACTAAAATAGTCTTTTTAGAGTCTAACTGAACAAATGGAACAGTATAATTCTTCAAAAAAGCCTTCTCTTCCGCTAATGCTGCTTCATCTTCATATTTATGGTCATTTAACAGTCTGCGCCAAAAAGCAAAAGTACCTGCGGTTGCGTGATTTGGCCCATAAGGTCCAAACTTATATAATTTATTTATACCATTAAACCAAATATGAATTATACTACTACCTGCACATAATGCCTTAGGATTTGCTCGAAGTGTTTTTACTGCATGAGAAACTCGACAAGCAGGATAATAATCATCATCATCCATATATACAATAATTGTTCCTGATGACTTCTCATGCATCAAATTGCGCTTTTTTCCTAAAGACATCTTTTCATCATAAGAAAAATACTTTACACAAGGTACATCTTTAACCAAGTCACCAATTTTATCAGTTCCATCATCAACAATAATCCACTCCATACGCTCCTTTGGATAGTCTTGTCTAATGAAGTTTTTAATCATTTGATTTATGAATGGCCGGCGATTAAATGTAGGTGTACATACTGATACAAATGGTAAGCCTGTGTGCTTAATTTTTCCTTTTTGAGTTTTTACTGCATTTGTTCCATTAGATGCATTTGTTCCATTAGATGGTTTAGATGGTTTAGATTTACCCTTAGCCTTATTTTTTTTAGCCATTGCTTAAACACTAACTTATTGTTTATAATAGATAAACTATAAGTTATTAATTAACGAATTAATATTATTCATAGTTTTAATAAAATTTCAAAATCATAGTTTTAACTCTTTAAACAAGTTTTCCACAAAAGATAAATATAAGTTACTAACATAACAAGAGATGCTTCTGTTTTAAGAAATTTAAATGAAGAGCTTACTACTAATAAACCAAATAGAGAAGTATACAAGCAATAATTATTACTTACAATATTCAATAATTCACGAAAATTAGAAAGAATAGGTAAAATAAATGTTATAAATACTATAAAAAAACCTTGATATAATCCTGAAAAAAGTGCTGTAATAGCGGCTGGTCCAAAGAATAAAGCAAATAAAGCAAATATCATTCCAGGTATTGAGAAAGATGAAAAACCTAATGCTGGTCCAAGAATAAAACTAACTAAACCTATAGCAGGAATTCCAAGAAATAAGTAAAATAATAATACAAACGGCAATAATATTAATATAGGTATTGCATTTTTTTCATTTTTTCCAGGAACAAAACTTAAAATAGATGTATATGTTGAACGACTATATAATAAAGTATACTTTATGACACGAATTAAAGATACATACCATGGTGTAATCTTATATGTTATTTTTTTAGTATTATCTCTTTTATCGCTACTATCATCATTATCTTGTTCCACTTTTTCTAAATTATAAGGTGCACTATGTTTATCAAAACCTGCTAATTTAATTATTTTATTAATATATTTTATCTCATGTGCTTTATCCTTATCTCCATCATTATCTCCACTTTTATTTCCAATATTAGTATTTGAAGAATTTCCACCACCAGATTGGTTTGTATTTTGTTCAGGTTCAACATAAGGAGTACAATTTTTATCACCAGCTAATAATCTAGAAACAGGAATATTTATTCTTTCTTCTAGTGAGCCTAAATAATACATAGTACTACCTGTATATGCAAATATTAATGTAAGTACCAAAGCTGACATAACAGCTCTAAAAAAATCTTTCCAGTTATTTCTTTTACGCCCTGTTTTTATAAGTCTATTATCTTTATTCGCCATAATATTATAATACCTATATTATCATTATAATATATTTGCTTCTCTGTATAATATAATATAATTATTTTGAATATGGCTAAATCTAAAATATGTAAATTATGTTTAGCTAAACCTTCATTGTCAAACAATTTGTTCTTTAAAAACCTAGCTGTTATTTTTATTCTATTATTAATATTACTATTTATTGTTGGTTTATTTTGGAGTTTTTCAAGAATTATATTCAAAAAAATATTTGTAGATAATATTGAAAATTTCCAGAATAATAGCAATAAAAGCAATCCTAATTATCAATTAAGCAACCGTCAACTTACAAAAAATGATAAAGAAATTCTTAGAAAAATAAAAGAGCTAGAAGAAGCTAAGCTTAATGAGCAAAATATGAAAAAGTATGAATATACTACTGATGATTTAGATTTAAATCTTAAAGGACAACAAGAACCTCCTACATTAAATGGTATTCCTTCATCAAATGCTTTGGAGATTGATATGAAAAAAGGATGGAGTGTTGCTGATAAAGAAGCCGCTCAAATACCAGAATATTATGTTTGCAATACATCTATACTTGATGGAAAACGATTTTGTGGAATACCTGCGTCAAACTCTTATACAGTATTTGATTTCAAAACATAAAATTTTAATAGTCAAACAAACCATAATTAGAAATAAAATAATTATGGTTTCATTATGGTTTCACGACGGTTTCATTATCGTGCAAACATTAATCCAGCATTTCCACTTTCAAATTTCACAATATTATAGCGTTCTTCCATAACATGCAAATCATAAGTGTAGTCAAAAACACGCCAGTTTGGCTTATTAACTGCAATTGGTAATCCAGAACTTGGGTCACAAATAGTATAGAATTGGGCAGATGGGTCCATAGGTGGATAATAAGTTTTATATTCAAATTGAATATTTTTGAATTTGCTCATATTAATACCACCACTTGGTTGAAGTTCATATGGGTCTGTATTAAGATTGAAATTATAACAATATAATCCAGGTTTTGAATATCCTGCTGTCCTATTATATTTTTCAATATAGTCAAACACACCAGAAGGCATCTCATTTTCTCGATACTTTCCGTCTAATAATATTGCCCATGTATCTAAAATATATTGTTGATTATCCGGTGAATAGTCTCCTGTAATATAAATATTTGTGCTAGAACTATTAGGATTCTTTTCAGGAGTAATTGACGAAGTTTGACTTAATTCATAAACAAAATCACTATTATTTGCTAATCTAATTGGCGAAGGCATATTATCAAGATAAGGCCAATTTGTATAATTACTCCATTCATTGCGTAATTTCACATCACTTCGCTGAAAATACCACATCCAATCTGCAACCATTGAAACTGACTCCATATCTACTTTACCAGAACCAGTTGAATTATGAAAGTCGTATTCATAAACTTCTTTAATTAAGTAATTTTGTGGTAATGAAGCAAATTGTCTAACCTCATCCTCTGATAAAAATGCATAAGTAGAATTCAAATGAATAGAAGCATTCCAATTTGTACGCCTATCCGAATAATCAGCTGTATTTAGCTGTACTGATGGTGGAGGTTGCAAAAATTTGTAAAAAGCATATCGTGGGTCATTTAAATTAGGGCGAATATAATTATTATTTGGGTCATCTAAATCGCGAACAACACATAAATCAACTACTGGCCTAATTGTTACTACTATTTCAAGTGAATTATATTGCAAAGAAACCAATGGAAATGCTTGCTTACTTGTTAATGTAAACCAAAGATTTAATGGAATATACACTTGACGCGACCTTATACTTGGCTCAGCACCTAAAGTAGATTGAGTATAATAAGTACTTGGATATTTACCATTTCTACCATGTGCATTAGCAGGGTCATTTAATTCAGGTACATTACCTGTCATTTGATGATATAATCGCTTCTTATTTCCACTCCAATCACGCTCAACTAAATTATGAAGATATTGTCCGCTTATTTTTTGCAATGTTTGACCTCCAACAAGGATTTCTATTTCTTGCACCATTTGAGAACCCAAATTTTTAATCCATTTAAATTCATAAGGCTTCCATGTTCCATTTACATCTTGTGGTGGATATATTGGGCTCCATATTGTAGGTAAATCTAGAACAATATATGTATCCATTAGTAATTCAGCATATCTAGGAACTACAAATTTGAAAATAGATGGTTCAGACATTCTTAGTGTTTTTTGTCCATCAAAATCTATACGGAATTTTTGAAGTCCAAAATTAGAATATGTCTTATATGTACTTGTGAAAAATGTTTTCTGTGGATTACCATTAAGAATAATATTACCTTGTCCCTCTGAAACTAAATTTAAAAGACCTCCAGGCATACTTACTTTGTTATTATATAGTTAGAACAGTTTTTAACTCATTAATTACTCTAATATTTACTGTATTAATTACTCTAATTAAAATACTTGTAAAATATAGTAGATAAAATTATAGATGGGAGTAAAAGAAAGATTAAGTTCAGCAACTAAAGCTTTAAAACAGAGAATACAAAATGCAACTGTTGTTCAGATTATTTTAATAGTAGTATCTTTGACAATAGTTATTTCTATTATTTGGTATATTTCAGATAAATTATCTATTAGAAGTCGCAAATGTAATTATTTAAGAAAAGAGTACGAGGATTCGCCTAAAATGTCTTCAATTAGCACAACAAATAAAAATTTTGGACATACATTAAAAGATTATTATATTAAAACTGCATACAATGCATGTTCAGTAGGTAATTTCAAAAATAGCTATGTTGATTTGTGTGCTCTTAAGAAGGTTATAGACCAAGGATATCGTTGTTTAGATTTTGCTATTTATTCAGTAGATAATGAACCTGTTATTGCTACAAGTGATATTGACAATTATAATGTTAAATATACTTACAATTCTGTTCCTTTTGATGCTATTTGTAAAACTATAGCTAATCAAGCATTTAGTGGTTCTGGTTGTCCAAACCCTAATGACCCTATTCTTATTCATTTAAGGGTATTAAGTCAGAACTCTGTTATATATAAGAAAATGGCTGAAATTATATCAAATAGATTAAAAGACTATATTCTTGGTAAAAGATACAGTTATGAATATAGTGGTAAGAATGTTGGTAATTTAAAGCTAACAGATTTACAGCAAAAGGTGATTATAATGATTGATAATTCAAACCCTATGTATAAAAGCACTGATTTAAATGAATTTGTAAATATTTCAAGTAATTCTATATTTATGCGTTCTATGCGTTATGATGAAATGAGATATACACCTGACATGGATGAACTCATTAATTATAATAAGAAGAATATGTCAATTATTCTTCCTAATTATAGTATTAAAAATGAGAACCCTAGTTTTGCATTAGCATTAAAATTTGGTTGTCAAATGATGGCTATGTCTATACAGAACAATGATAGTAACCTAGAATTTTACAATAAATACTTCAGTGACAGAGCTACTGCTTTTGTTCTTAAACCAGCAAATTTGCGTCATAAAGCTAACACCGTTAATGCTGTTGAAGGAAATCCTGAATCACAAAGTTTTGCACCAAACACAACTACATTTCTCGACGGTGCTGTTGAATTTTCTGGTTAATTTTGTATTTAGCATTTAATAACTATATTTTCTATTAATAGAACATATAGTGTAATTATTATGGATGCATGTAAAAAACATTTAACATTTCAAGAAAAAGAACTAATAATTTTGCGTGAAACTATAGATAAGATTGATGAAGATAGAGGAAAAGAATTAGTAAATACCCCAGAAATTAAAAAGATGGTTTCTATTTTAGAAACTTTTTTACAGCGCAAAAAACTTATATGTTATGGAGGAACTGCAATTAATAATATATTACCTAAAGCAGACCAATTTTACGACCGCAATTTACAAATTCCTGATTATGATTTCTTTTCAAAGAATCCAGTGAATGATGCTAAGGAATTGTCTAACATATATTTTAAAGCTGGGTTTTCTAATGTTGAAGCAAAAGCCGGTGTTCACTTTGGAACATACAAAGTATTTGTTAATTTTATACCTATTGCTGATATTACACTACTTGATAAAATATTGTTTGACAATTTATTAAAAGAAAGCATTCGTGTAAATGGTATTTATTACGCACCTCCTAATTATTTGCGTATGGGTATGTATCTTGAATTATCTAGACCAAATGGTGATGTCAGTAGATGGGAAAAAGTACTAAAGCGTTTAATTTTGCTGAATAAAAATTATCCTTTATCTCCTAAGGAGTGTTCTTCTAGTTTATTTCAAAGACCGGTTTCATCATCAACACCTAAATTTGCAGAAAAACTATATAATATTACACTTAATGCATTAAGTGATAGAGGTGTAGTTTTCTTCGGTGGTTATGCTTCATTCTTATTTAGCAAATATATGCCTGTAAAATTTCGCAAATTTATGACAAAACAACCGGATTTTGATGTAATAAGTGATGACCCTGAAATAACTGCTACAATTGTTAAAGAGCGTCTTGAAGATTCAGATATTAAAGATATTAAAATCGTCAAACATGACCCTATTGGAGAAGTTATTCCTGAACATTTCGAAGTACGCGTTGATAAAGAGACCTTAGTATTTATCTATCAGCCAATTGCTTGTCATAGTTATAATCAAATAATGGTTAATGGAAAGAAAGTAAAAGTAGCATCTATTGATACAATCCTTAGCTTGTATTTAGCTTTCTTGTATGCTGGTCGTAAGTATTATGATAATAAGCGGATTTTATGTATGGCTTCCTTTTTATTTGAAGTTCAGCGCAAAAATAGATTAGCTCAAAAAGGTGTTCTTAAAAGATTTCCTATTAATTGCTATGGAGAACAACATACTATTGATACTATTCGTACTGAAAAATCAGAAATGTGGGAAAAATTAAAGAATAAGCGTAATAGTGAAGAATTTGAAATGTGGTTTTTGAATTATAAACCTGAAACTACTAAGAAAACTACTAAGAAAACTACTAAGAAAACTACTAAGAAAACTGTTAAAAAAGGAGGAAGATTAAAGAAAACAATTAAACATAGAAAAAATAGAAAAAGGAATTAATTAGAAATTTATACTTCCTTGCTTCCCTACGCTTATAGCCTCGTGTTGCGCGTGCGGGGCGCTTCCCCGCTAGTTTCCCTATTTATGCGCGTGCGGGGCGCTTCCCCGCTAGTTTCCCTATTTATGCGTGTGCGGGGCGCTTCCCCGCAAAAAATAATCATTTGTCAATATAATAATTACTAAAATGAAATCATTTTGGTTATTACTATTTGCTTTTTTAGCATCTTCATTAGATGACACTCGTAATGCAGTGGATGCACAATGTGATTGGACACCAGAGAAACCACAAAAATCAATTATTTCATTACCTTCATTATCATTAAGTAAAACTATTTGTCACAATAATATTATGACACTTTATGATGACACCATAAAGTTCCCATTTGCTACATATGCAATGCATAAACAAGAACAAATGAGTAAATTGCTTGGTGGGCGTAAAGATTTTGTTCTAGACCCACTTATACCGGTAAATGAACAGCATGCAGTAAATGATACTGTATTTCATAGTCCATATTCTCGCGGTCATCTTACACCTAGTTATATTATGTCTTACGACAAATCAAAAAATGGTGCTTGGGAAGAAACATACTATATTAGTAATATACTTCCACAAACTGCAAAACTAAACGAAGGTGCTTGGGAGAAATTTGAAATGAATATTATTGATACACTTGAAAAACAACCTAATGGAACAATATGGGAAATTTATACAGGTGGATTTTGGAATGGTAAGTTTTCATTTCATTTTAATGAATTTGGTAATAAAGAGGAAATAAAGGATTATTTATTTTGGAAAGCATTTTGTAATCGTCAAACATGTAATTCAGCAATGATTACAGCATATCATCATCAAGATAATACATATTGGAGTGTCAAACCTATTAATCATCTTTTGCGAGGATTATTTCCAAAATGCTGTCCTAATAACAATAAATTAGATAGTTGGAAAATACTATTAAATGGTGTTGCAGAAGATGTTATTATTAGTTAATAAGCCTACTTATATAGTTAACCCATAATTCATATATTATATTCTTAGTTCTAAGTGTAAAAGGATGCTCTTTTATATTTTTTGGGATTATGTTATTATATACCCATTTAATACTAATAAAATAATATGTTGCTATCCACCAAATAATATTAATAATAGTCAAATAAATAACTTCAGACTTACCCCATTTTTCAACAATAGATGCATATTTGTTTGACTTATTACTTTTAAACAAATCATGAACATATTGCACTCCTTCAATTGCTCTTCTACAAGTGTTTATTTCGCCATTTGTTTTTAAACTTACTTTCAATAATTCAAATGTTAATAACCGTAAATACAATGTTTTATAATCTTTCGTTTGACGTCTAGACAAATCATTTGGAAACACATATGGTATTCCACCATCAATACAATTATCATTAGTTGTTAATGAACCATTAATTATAATTGGTAAAAATGATGTTTTTATTAATGCATCTCTCAAATCATCTTTACAATTATACTTACTTATAACTATTCTTCTTTTGCTACTTGCATCAACATAAGAAATATATAGTTTATCTGTAAGATTTTTAACACTTTCATCGCTTATTTCATCTAAATATTCATCAATGTATTTTTCTAAATTAAAAAGAGTACCTGTTGATAATAAATTATCAACGACTTTCAAATAATATTTTTCTATTTTGTTAATATCAATTGTTAAAAACATAGCACCAACAATAGCTCCACAACTAACACCAGAAATTCTCATAATTTTAGTTTTTTTCATAGTTTCTAATTTTTTCAAATAGCATAATGCACCTATATGTATACTACCATTCATTGCACCTCCTTCCAAAACAACATCTAATTTACTTGGTATTTCTTCATTTTCTAAATTAAATGAAAGAGCATTTACTAATGATTCTAAATATTTCATAATCTTTACAATCATTTTAGAAAGATTTTTGCTTGTGTTATCGTAAATAATTCAAAATACTAGTGTAATTTTGCTTAAACTTGGCTAAAATGGTGCAATAACTTATTTAAAACATAGTAAAATCCACCAAATAAAGTAGCAATATACATATATCCTCCTAATGTGGGGTTACCATCACTTTGAAGTAAACTTGGAAAGCTCTTAAATAGAAATCCGCGTACAGAAGGTATCATAAAAATAAAGAAAAGAATACCTATTAACAATGGTGTTTGAATTTCATTGTATAATGTATCCATTGTATCTTCCCGTTTCTTAGTCAAATTATTATGTGCTATAATTTCATCTCTGGTTTGTGTATTTCCAATATAATCCTGATTGTTTGACTCAGGTATATAATTAACTCTGGCTTCTTGGTCCATCTTAACTGGATTGCTATCCATAGGAATATCTCTTGTAGGCAATGATAAAGCACCATGTTGACTTGCTTGTTGTAATCCTGAAACTAATTGACTAGTCTCTTCTTGAGACAATGTTGGTATTTGTTGCTGCTGTTGAGGTGGAGGATTTAACTTTTCGCGCTCAGCTTCTAATTGTTGCATAGCGGCTGATGTATCTACTTTTTGATTCATTTCTTGAACTTGCATCTGAACTGCACCACCTCCGTTTGAACCAGGCATTGGTAATTCATCAATACTTGTTGTTCCTGACATATAATGTTCTCTATATTGTTAAAACATTCACATATAATAAGTATTACGCATTAAATAGTTATTATAGTAAAAAATCAATTATAATAAAAATTAATCATGAACTAAAGTTTTGGTTTTATCACATTTAACTGATTCTGACCTATACTTATAACATTTTCCATTATGTTTATAAATATCGTCTTTAAGTGTTTTCATTTGTGGAGGAACAAACACTAAACATTTCTTATTTTTGCAAGAACGCCTAAATAATGAAGCAAGTCCTAGACCCAACATAATAGATATTAAATATCTTCCGAACTTATTTTGAACCAATCTTGTTAAATACATTTGTCCTATCTATTGTTTATTAAGAGTTTTTATTTTCATCAACTATTTATTTAATCATATTGTCAAACATATTGTCAAACATATTGTCAAACATATTGTCAAACTTTATTGATATGGGATTTCTTTAATCAAATTTTTATCTGTTGGGCACTGAACTTCTTGTTGCTCAAATTTATAGCAGTTATCAGCTTTATCCATATATAAAAATTGGTCTTTGTTATCAGGAGTTGGATAAACAACAACCTTTGTCTTATCTGCAGGTGTTATATACATCAAGCCAAATCCAATAATAAATGTTAATAATAATACTGGTAGTGAAACATATTTATCAAAAATCATGATAATATAGTATACTTATATTTTGTATTCATAAAAAATAATATTATATTATCATTTTTAAACTTATATTTTTATCAAATTATCAAATTATCAAGGCTTCTGAAGAAGGAAACCATAAGCTTCATTCAAATTCTTCTTATTTGGGTCTTTAAGCATTGGTTCAACAATAACAAATCCTATATTCTCAACCATATCTTTAATTGTATTGTAATCTAAATAGTATTCTCTCTCATTGAAAGCATCGTCAACATTTGATTCATCTGTCAATACTGCACTGTAAAGCAAATGAATATATTTAAATACTTTCTCATTCCCATCATGAACATCATGTTCGCGGATAAATAAATATCCACCTGGCTTAAGGACTCTATAAATCTCCTCTAAACATTTCAATTGCTTTTCAAGTGTATCCAAATGATGTAAAACCATACTTAATATACAAACATCATAACTGCTATCTGATACTTCTAATTTTGACGCACTACCATGTTTATATTTTACTCCTTCTGATTTATATTCTTCTTTTGGCTGTGGATTAACATCAATTAGCGTAACATTCTTCAAATTTATATTCAATGTTTTTGCAATTGATACACCCATACTACCATCAGCACCACCAATATCAAGTAAATTATTTACTGGTTGATTTATTTTTTTGAACAAGTTTTCTAAATATGCTAGTTTTTTCATTGATTTTCTCTGTGTTGCTACATATCCACTCTTTATACCACGATTGGAAGCAATCTTTGATAATGCATTAATAATATCTTTTTCACTATTGTATTTCCTAAATAATTCTTGTTTTTTATCGTAATTTAGAAAGTAAATACGGTCATTAATCACTTTCTTTAATTCATTTGAAATTAATTCTCTATTTATAGGTAATACATTTCTGGTTTTTGAAATAGTATCTTTGCTCCTTGTATTCATTCCTGTGCTTTTTGGAATAACAATTTTGTTAATTGAAGAACTTTCTCTACTTTTAGATATTTTATAATTATCTATTAATACTTCCAAATCAGGATTCAACTCATATTCCAAATCTTGCAAAGCATAATGCTTTTGAACTAATTTATAGTCATTATCTTTATCTTGTGAAATATTGTCAATCCGATTGATACTATACATAGTTTCACGCAATTTACTTGCTGTTGGCTCAATGTCATTTACATATTTCTGTATAGCATCACTCAAATATGATTCATTAGATGAATTCTTAAATTCTTCTAAAATATCCTTAAATTCTTGAACATATTTGTAAATATTACCTTTAAGAACATTAATTTCATTTTGAGTTTCAATGTTATTTGTTACTGAAATAAGCTTTTCTTCTATTGAAGCACATGCATGAGTTATTTTTTGGAGACGCTCTTTTTGCAACTCAAATTGTTCTAATGCATCATTATCATCAATAGAGCCAATTGCATGCTTGATTTTCAATTGTATTAATTCGGTTTTTTGGTCTTCAAGAGATAACCGTAATTTTTCTAATAAATCAGGTAATAAAATTCTTTGGTCACCTTTTTCAACATTTATAGTAAAATCGCACTTGGTATTAGCTCCACAATATGCTTTTAAGTAACTACTAGTTTCTTCGAAAACAGTTCCACCATCAGATTTGCAATTAATACACTTATTCATTACTTCTTTAACTCGAACTCGTTTATCAGCAATTGTTAAATTATCGTTTGACATTATTTTTGATATAGAATTATCTTGACTTTTCTTGTACTGCTTTTTGAGTTTATAATAATAATCTATATCTTCTAATTGTTCTGAACTATATGACATCTATATATTTGTAATATAGTTTTATAATTTTATATATTCAATTTTCTACAATTATTATTGATTTTTAATACCTGGTATTAATATTGATTTATCCCACATTGGAAGCCCAGTTAAAGAACCATTATTTAATTTCATTTGTTCAGCCATTTGTCTAGTTGATACATGTGTTCCAAGTTTACGCATAATATATTCTTGTCCTTCTATTTTCTTTCTGTGTTCTTCTTCTTTTGTTGGCTTACCTTTGTATTTAAAGTATAAAAATAGACCTACAGTTATTATGAGAAATATGGTTAAACCCAAGTTAACAGCCCATGTAGTATAACTGTCTTTAATTTGCCTACAATTGCGTAATGTGAAATCCATAAATGACCTTACACCAGGTGCAATTAATCGTGGAACATTATTTGTTGCGCTCATTAAATAATTATTTGTTTTATATACATAAAATCATAAGAAAAATAATCCGAACTACATGTATAAGTATTTAATGCAGAGTATTATTACATTTTTAGTATTAACCATTGTTTATTATTTTTTAAGATTTAAAGCAACTGAACCAAAAATGGAGGTTCTTTGGAGTATAGTATACATAATCGTTTTATTAATATCAATGTTTTTCATTAATCTAGAAATGACAAAAAGAATGTGTGGTAAACCACAGTTAGGAACTAGTTTTATAGTAACATTCACAACTTGGATGTTTATTTTTATTATTTTACTTGCTTTAATAAGGTTATTTCCTGGTTGGTTATCTCCATTCTCAAATACATTTGGTTATTTGTTTGCTAAAGCCGGTGGATTAAATAAAGTTATGAATAAGATTATGGCTCCAATTGATGAAGGTCCAAAAGGTGACAAAGCTGCTGCTCGTGCATTACAACAAATTTATGGTGATAATGCACTTGTTATAAATCAATTAACTGAAGAAAATTTTCAAACATTCTGGGAAAAGATGACAAATGCTGGATTATTTACATCTGATGCACCTAATTATAGAACAAATTTATTCAATTTGATTAAATTAAAGAATCTTGTTGGTGAAACTTTATGGGCAATATTTGGAGGTATTTTAGCAATTTTTATTTCTGATAGCTTTATTGCAAATAGTACATGTAAGCACTCTTCTAAAGAAATGATGCAGCGTCATAACCAATATGAAGCTAAAGAATTAGAAGAAGCACAAGCATCTGATATTCAAAATACTGTATATGAACAAACAAGCTAATACTAAACTAATACTAAATTAATTTTGACATATTAAATATTTAATGTGTAATATGTCAAACAATATTCAAATACTTATTTTCTTGAATATCTTAATAAGTTAATTGCAATTAAATAGGAAAATATACCCATTATTATTGCTATTAACCAAGATGGAAATACTGTAGAAAGTTTGCGACCTACACCAAACTGCCGTAATGAACCATCATTATTATATATAAAACTAGGCTTTAACATATGAAGTGTTACAAAACTGAAAATAAATATACTGATTGCTATCAATACAAGATTATTCCTTATAAATGTTGCATCCATCATTATATTATACAATATACTAATAATTATTGAGAATATTTGTCTATGGTTACTTCGCGAACTAAGTTCTTTATAATTTTAGTATTTTCACTATCTTCATTACTTGTAACCTCTTTTACTAATTGAATATACTCATTTGTGCCTTTTTCATTAGATTTCCACAAATTACTATTATGCGCTTCCCAATCTTTAACCTTTTCTACTTGCTTTCTTGCTACTGCTGAAATAGCACCTTTTACAATTGGCTTATCTTCTTTATCTTCTGACCATATGTTGTTATTTTTGATATACATGATTTCTTTCATTGGGTCACTACAATGGATTGGCCTTCTATAAATATCTAATTGTCGCAGATTTTTTACAATAATATTTGTCAAACCTTTTGAAAATCCTAATGATTTTGTTCTATCTAAATCTTCTATTTCAATAGTTAATGTTTGTATAAATTCTGATAAATTTAATGCGTCTTTGCACTTTTCATTTAAGAAAACATTAATATTGAAACTATTATTCATAACATTTGTTATATTTGTTGTATTATTTGAGCCATTTGCTATTATTGGTAATGATTCTTCAATTAATTTATTTTGTCTTTGATTTTCTTCTCGCAACAAATTAATTGTTTTTGATTGTTCTAAATAAGCTTCTTGTAATATACTTGTTTGCTTTAATACTTCTTTTATTAGAAAATCATTATTAAATGTGTCTTTTATTGTTTCTTTATTCTCGTCATTATTAACACTATTTGCTTTACTATCATTAGTACTTTCTAGTTTACTATCATTAGTACTTTCTAGTTTACTATCATTAGTATTATCATTCTGAACAATCATATTTTTTTCAATACAAGTCTTTTTATGTCTCCATAATGATGAACGGCTTTTCATAATTTGACCACATAAATTACATGTTACATCTGCATAATCTGCAATATCCTCTTCCCCCATGGCTATTTTATGTGAAATTGTATTTAAATGTTGATTATATAGTCGCTTAATCGAACATTTGAAACCACAAATATCACAAGAATATTTGTTAATGTTCTTCATTTATATAACTTTTTAATATTATATTTAAAATATTTTAATAACTAAATATATTTATTAGCGTAATGAAAGCATAAAATACTAAATGGTAATATTGAAACATGTTTCATTTTTACCATAATGTTTGACTGCATAATTATATTAGTTTTTGTTTGACAAGTATTATAACTGCATAAATGCTAATAAATTACAAAAATGATTGCGAGGTAATTTTGAAACATGTTTCATATTTGCTTTATTAGAGCTAACAAACTAATTATGCAGTTATATTATTTTATTTTCAGAATTTAATTTTCTATTTTCAGAATTTGATATTCTATTTTCAGAATTTAATTTTCTATTTTCAGAATTTGATTTTTTCAAATTTTTCATTTTTTTTCAAATTTTTCATTTTTTTTCAAATTTTTCATTTTTCTCAAAAAATCACAAAAAAGCCATTTTTTGAGAAATTTTTTTCAAGCATTTTTTAATAGAAAATTATATTACCAATTATGCTTTCAATATTTTTAATAGTAAATATATTTTTCAAAGCATGAAATTTTTGGGGTATTCGCGAAAAGTTCCTTACCATAAGCAAAGCGTAAAAATCAAAGAGGTAAATTTGAAACATGTTTCATTTTTACCTCTTAAAATGACTGCATAATTTTGGATTTTTTAGTCGTTTTTGAAAACTTCAAAGCATTTATGGTGTCAAAAAAAGTAAGAGGTAAATTTGAAACATGTTTCATTTTTACCTCTTAAAATTTTATGGTTTGCTTATGCAGCGAAACTTTGAAAATGTTGAAAAAAAGTTGAAAATTTTCCGATTTTTTTGATTTTTTCGAAAAAAAATTTTGAAAAATTTTGAAAAAAAAAATATGCAGCGAAATTATGATTTCCAAAAACACATTTTTGCTGCGTTTATGCTTTCCCTATTTCTTATAGAAAAACACCTCCATTTTTTTTCGTTTTTTCGCGATTTTCAAAACCCATTTAGAATATCGAAAATTTTTATCAAAAAACCCGAAAATTTTTTAGGTTTTCAAAAATCGAAAAAAATGAAAAAAAATGAAAAAATAGAAAAATACAGAAATTTGATTTGTTTTGCGAAATTTATGCTTTGTTTTATGCAGTGTTTTACATAGCAATTGCATTTTTATGCTTTGGTTTATGCAGCAAAAATAAGGCCAAAAAATAGAATTATTGATGAAATTATATAATATCATACTTAAAAGTTTGACATTATATGTTTGACATTATATGTTTGACATTATATGTTTATTCATAATCATCATTATCATAACCATCATCATTATCTTCGCCAATCATAGACATATCATAAGCATCATCTTCAATATCTTCTATCATACGCTCTTCTTCATCTAATTCCGCCATATAAATCTCTCGGTTCATTTCAGTAACCTGATGCACTTTGCCTACTTTGCGCTCTAATTCAATTTGCTTCTCCATTTCCTTACGCTCTTCATCATAATCTTCTGCTGCATATTGAAAAACTCCTTTCTTCAAACCTTTACCCCATCTTCCCAATTTTGCGCGTTTAAAATTATCTTCAATCTCACGCTCTTCATCAGTCATTTTCTCCAAGAAACGCACAATTGTATCTTTCTCACGCTCTTTAATACGATGAACTTGCTGTATAACACTGTCATAAGAATAATTTAATACAGAACGCTCATCTTTAACCATATTAATAACAACACTCAAAAAACCAGCTAATTTTTCGCGCAATTGCTGTTGTTGACCATGCATAATAGCAATATTATCTACATCTTCATATTCCATTAAATCAACACTATTCATCTGTGGTTCATCAGATTTACTAGAATTTCTATTATTTGACTTATTCATCTGTAATGCATCATAATTATCCGATAAATTAATAAAACCTACAAATGCTATGCTAATACAATAATCTATTAATTGTTTGACAGTAATATCATCCAAAATAGTATCATTTCCAAGACCTTGAATAGGTGCAAGATAGACTATACTATTAATAAACTTCAACAACATTCTATGTTTGACAACATATTCTTTCATAATAATACTTATGGATTCATCATAATAGCGTGATAATCCTTCATAATAACTTCTTACAAATTTAACAATATCCATATTATGCTGATGGCTCAAATTCCAATGAGCTGGAACATTTATTGTAGATGTATTCACTTGATTAATAATCATATTTGGTATTACTTCAATAAGGTTTCTAATAGCATTTTGTGCAAAAAGTAAATCTCTGAAAACAGCATTTTGCTTATCAGTTAAAAGTGGAGTTGCTGATGATGCAGGCAAATCTGTTGGATTATCCAAAAACTCAACAAAAGATTTTCTTGCATTTCGAGTCATCTTTGGTCCGTTCTTAACAATAAAATCTTTAATAATAGTATTGTTTTGCTTTGTCTCTGATGAAACCAAATTGCGCAATTTCCGTGCTTCTTCGTTACTGGTTTTATCAATAACATTGACGTCAAACACATTCAAAATATTAATTAATCCTTCAATGATTTTTTCTGGTATAACAGTATCATTCATTTCATTCATAATATTAACTGTATCACGCAATTCTTGCACCTTAGAAATAACACTAGGTTCAAGATTAATATACACAGCATGCTGTTTATTCACTTCAAATAATAAAGCATCCAAAGTTTCTTGTGTGTAAACTCTACCACTATTTTTAACATTAGAAATGATTTCAGACATACTAAAATTAGGATTAATATTCTCTGGTTTGGTTTGACAAATGTTAATTAGATTCGGTGGAATAGGTAATGAACTATTAAATTTGCAATAAGTAGCTATTGCTTGATAAATAGTATCTTCACTGAAAGATTTACTAACAGTAGGATATAAAGTCTTTGTATCTCTATAGTCAAACAAAAATGGTGCTCTTGTTGCTAATGTAATACCATTCAATAATTCACTCAACTTATTAACAATTTTGTTATATTGTTTTATTTCCGGCTGACGCTTATCGAAATAATCTAAACAAAGCAATTCATCAGTTTCACAGCAAGCATTTTGCAAAAATGGCTCATCGTTTGAATTATTCAATAAAAGTTTATGTGTTGATACTACTTTTTGAATTAATTCTTGAATACCAACTGAATAATCAGCAATGCGTGTGCGAGCTTTTTGCAACATCTTGAATTGGTCTTTTGTACCTTTTTGTATTTCATTTAATATTTTCTTAGAGAAATCTTGAGACAATGGCTGAAGTTGGCTAACCTTTGGTTCTACTAATGAGGGTAGAAAGTTAGTCCAAGATTTAATATTATGCTCTTCAGGTATTTCATCACTTTTCTCAACTTTGATATATTCTTTTTTAGCAGTTATTTTATCTTGAATTTCTTGCTCAACAAGAATAAAACGGTCAATAATACCTCTCATTCGTTTGACCATCGAAACCTCATTAATTCCACTAATAGAAATCCAAGGTTGCTCTTTCACTTTCTTCAATTGTTGAACTAAACAAGCAACATATGTTACACCACCCATATCAGTTGTACCTTCTAATGGATAACCAGTAAAAGCTCTTTTACAACCAGGGAATGTTTTATTAGTTTTTATCGATGGTATAGCAGTTTGAAGTGAAATAATATAATAAGACAATGTAAGTAAAATAAGGTTTGAGTTATATGCATTTTCATAAGTAACTTGCTTTGTTTTCTTACCTTGCTTCATTGATTTTTCAATCAACTTATTATATATTTCTTCCGAAGGCATTGACTTCTTTTGTTGGATAACAACATTTCTAACAATGAATTCAATATGTGGCTCCATATTTACACCCATCAAATTAGCAACTCTTCTACAAATAGAAGCTATCATATTAGGCTCTTCACCTTCGAAAATCAATAATTCATCTTTACGATAATTAATAATATTACCCAAATCTGCTTCAAGTTGAGACCTAGTTTTCATTTTGTAGCCTTGTGCATTATATCCTTCTTCACTATTGTATTGAATTGGTCTAATGATATAACCACTATGTTTATCAACCCAGTATTCACCGTCATCTGAAATAGTTCCACGGTCAACACATACTTTTTCAAGAACATTTATGTAATCATCCGGATAATAGATGAAAGCATTTGCTAATACTTCCATGAAAGAGGGAAGAAGTTTTAACCCTGATACATTGCAATATAGCCAATGTGGGTCTTCGATATTATCACTATGTTCAAGAACATGAGTGAATTTTTGTGCGAAACGCAAAATATCATGTTGTTTTTTGACAAAATCCCCTTGTGATAAAATAAGGTCACGCAAAGACATATATGGGCTAATATTTTCATCACTATCTACGGATGTCTCACCAAGAAAGAAATTGCTTCGAGTATATTTTGTAGCATCTTGGAATAATAAAGTATCTTTAAAATATTGGTCTTTCAATGCAGTATTGCGGCGGCTGTCAATATAACTTTTCAATTGAGCCCGTTGCTTAGGGTATAATTCTGCAAAGAATTTGATTGAATCCTTCAAAGAAGTTATTTCATTTCCAACTATAGTATCATTTGCTGTTTGACAACCATCTTCAACAGGTATACATTCTTTCTGTGCTGCACAGAATGTTCCATTATCCATTGTAGGTATCAAATTATCTTGAACATTGCTAACAACCCATAATCCTGCTTTGCGCTCATAATTCTGCAATTTGCTTATAATATTACCATCTTCATCTTCATCTTCTGATACTAGAACAGCAAAATCGCCATCTTCTACTAAGCGTTTTCCAGAAATAATTGCTCTTGCTTCGCGTTCTGCTTGTTGAGCAGTTAATGAGCCATTTTCTTCACTAATTTTATCAATAAGAAACTTCATGAAATTTTCGCCCATATCACGCTTCTCACGCTCATAAATTTTCAATAATTTGTAGTTAGTTTTGTCAAACTTCTTATCGAAAAATACATCAGTATTGTTATCTTCTTCTAACTCATCAAGACTAATATATTTCTTAGAAATAACATATTTGGAACAATTGTTTGACGAACTAGAAAAAAATTCTTGCTTTGCTTCTTGAATATCATCGCGAAGTTCTTCAAGTAATTCTCCTTCTGGAATCATTAGGTCAACAGTAGACGCAGATAATGCAGAAGTATATGCGCGATTATTATCAATTTTCAACATACGATTAATTTGCTCAATAGGATGAGCTAATATGTAATAATCTTTATCATTATATTTGTATTTAATTTGATAGTCGTAGAGCATTAAGTTTTTCTCTTCAGGATTAAGTCCATTTGATAACATGTCAAACAAAACTTCTTCTGCGTCGAAATTACTGTAACCGTATTTTTGTATATACTGTAATTCTTTGCGAGTTTCTGCAATATTGCACTTGTAATCTTTTATTTGATTACGAATATAACCAGTCATAGATTCATATTGCTTAAATGAAAGGTCTTTATGGTAAACAAAGAATGGTTCAAGATAGTCTAAAATAGAATAAAGTGAATACGCATTTTTAATATCGCGTTTCACAAGCTCAAAAAGAACACGAGTTTTGGGCATGATTACTTCCAAGAATTTTTGGTATTTATCATTATCTTCGATAGATTCATCCAACATATAAGAGCGAATGTTTGACAAAAATGTATTTTTATCATAATCTACATCTGTTGAAATATCATCAATAATAGTATTTTGTACATTAGTATTTTTGCGAAGTATTTTCCAATAATTAACATAATGTTGAGACAATTGTGATTTAATCATAATATTGGTGCGAGGCATATTTGCACGAGAAAAGTTAGACACGGATTTAGGTAATGTAAGGAAACCTTTAATTGCGATTTTCTGTGGATTTGTAATAGGAACCTTAGTTATTTCAGTATTACCATTGCGCAATCTTGTTTGACGAAGTTTATTCTCACCAAGCTCATATTTGTTAATCAAAAACCGTGTTCTTGTGATATTAGCTCCTTTCTTCACGGATGAATAGAAGTTTTCCAAATTATCAATTACAGCAGTAAGATTTGTTCCAACAGTTTTCATATCAATATAATCATTTTCGTTTTGTGGCTGATAATATGGTGTCATAACAGGATTAAGTTGTTGAATCATGTAGTCATATTTATTTTGTCCATCATTAACTAGATTATTATGATAAGAGTTAAGAATATTGGATATTTCACTTTCGCGTTCATACATAGTAATTGGGGCATAATCAATAATATTTGTATTAGCATCTTCTTGCAAATTATCTTGCGCTTCATCAGGTTGAACAAAGATTTTCTTGCGATTTTTAGCAATTGGTAAAAGCCAAAGTATATTATGGTTTAACTTCATTAATTCGCTAACTAATGGTTTATATGATGCACCGTGTAATTTTGCATTATATGCAATACCTTGTTCGTTAAATTCGGAGAATTCTTCGCGTAATTGAACAAATCGGTCAATCATGGTATGAATACTGTTTAATACGGTTTGGGTGCGTTCGTGATTAGGTATTTGTGAAAGTAATTCATCAAGCAAATCATTAATTTGCTTTTCTAAACCATATCTAACACCACCAACTATTTCGACATCTTGTTCAATAGAACCTAAATCTTCGCCAATTTGTATTTGGTCTGCGTTAATAATCATTTCTTTAAGTTGGGCTTTAACATCAACAATAGGTATATCAATATCTATAGGTGCAATTTCTTCAATATCAAAATCAGCATTAGGATATTCATCGTCACCTTCATTTAATGAAGATTTATTGAGTTTTGATTTACCATTATCACCATCATCATTGTCATCACTATCATTGTCATCACTATCATTGTCATTACCATCATTACCATCATTACCCTTATTAGCTGCATTACCCTTATTAGCTGCATTAATACTATCAATATTCAAAGATGGTTTTCTAGCAGATGTTGGTGTTGTGCGAAGCTCAATCTTCTCAATAGGTAAGTCTTTAGGAATACCTTTGTATGCAAAATCAATATAGATAGTTTCACCATCAGGATGTGTCTTTAATTCAATCATATCTTCATCAAGGTCAGTAATTTCACCAGTAATAATAACTGGTACATCACCGCCAAATCTAATATTTACCCAATTACCAGGTGTCAAACCATTTTGCTTTGCATAACCAGCTTCTTCAACACGGTCTAAAATAGCAATAGATTCAATAGATTGGTCAGTAAGATTATTATTCTCAATAGTTAAATTAATTTCTTTGAGATTATCTTCATCTATAATTGTAATTTGATTTTCGTCTAAATACTTAATAAGAAATACCCTGTCATGAAGTTCAGGATTAACCGGAGCATCAAATGATATGATGTCACCAAGTTGTAATGTTGTTAATGTTGTAGGGTCTTTATCGGACATCACTTACTATAAGAACAGATATTTTAGTCTTTTTATCCTTTATTTTAAAAAATGATATAGTCAAACAAGTTAAAGATATTAATCACTATACTAATAATTACTAAAGAAGTAAATAGTAAGTAGTAATATCACGATGTCAATTTCGCTTGATTACACTTCGCTTGGAAAGGATTTTGCTGCCTTTGTGGTAGACCCCACTTCAGAAACTAGTATTGAATATGCAAATAAAATGGGACTAAAGGTCTCTCATACACAAGATATTCGTGGTCATCGTTATCATATTGTTCGTTATGATAAATCAAAGTATAGTACTAATGATACAGAAACCACCGAAACCACCGAAACTATGGATAATGATACTAATGATGCTAATGAAGCTAATGCTACTAATGAGAAACTGGTTATGAACGATAATATTGCAATGTTGCGCTCAATTATTATTTCTGATGGAAAAATCCGCTGTGTATCTCTACCAAAAGCAACTCGCACATTAGAGCAAAGACCAACTGATGCTAATTTATCATTTATGTTAGAAGGTCCAATGATTAATACCTTTTATTATGCAGATGAAGATTGTAGTGGTGATGATTTTCATGGAAAAGGTTGGCAGATAACTACTCGTAGTGTATTTGGTGCACGCAATAGTTATTTTGATGATGAAGATGGTAATCAGATGAGTTTTCGCGAAATGTTTTTGGAGGCAATGGATGAGAATTTTATTGAAACTCATGACCGTAATAGTTGCTATAGTTTTGTTGTAAGACATCCTAAAAATCGCGATGTATATAGTGTTGAAAAACCTTCATTGGTTCGCGTTGCAACATTTACACCTCGTGATGATACAAATATGATTTGGGATTATGTTGGCCCTGACCAAGAAGAGATGAAGAATTATGCTGAATATAGCATTGGTTCGACTGCATCATGGTCAGAGAACGGGCGTTTGGTTCGTTCAAAGAGCTTACACGATAATTATAAAGAGTTGCGTATGCTTCGTGGAACTCAGCCAAAACTTAAGTTTCATTATTTGACACTTCGTAAGCGCAGAGGTGGTATTTCACAATATTTGTCTCATTTTACCGAACACAGCAAGATTTTCAGCGTTTACCGTGAGCAAATTCATGAGTTTACAAAGCAGCTTCAGAATAATTATTGGGACTGTTATGTGCGTCATAATAAGCCTTTGCGTGAATATGATGGTCGTTACAAGCAGCATATGTTTAATTTGCATAGTTCTTTCAAGGAAAACCGTAAGCCAATGCTTATTTCAGAGGTGATTAAATATGTAAATAGTCTTTCACCAGCACAACTTATGTTTTCTTTGAATTTTGAGCATCGTCCTAAGAGAACAAAGCAAACTCAGAACCAAAATAGTGATGCATCAAATACAATGGAGAATGATAATGATACTACTGATACTACTGAATAAATAGAAATCAATCAATAGAAATCAATCAATAAAAATCAATCAATAAAAATCAATAAAAATATTTTTAACTATAACTTCTAAATTGTAGTTAAAAACTTATAAATTTTTAATTAGTTTTGCTGATTTTGTTAGTTTTGCTGATTTTCCTGATTTTCTTACTTTGGTAAAAGACCGCGGATTTGTTTAAATACATCTTTAGCTTCGACAATTGCATTCAAAACAATCATCCGACTGCGTTCTTCGAGAGAAACACGCTCATCAATATCTTTAATGTAATGAAGTCGCAAGAATATTTCAGGAATATGAGGATGTGGGCGAACAGTAGCTAAATAATCCAATCCATCAGCTTTTTCTTTACTTTCCCAGTTTCTATTATAAAGAACTGCTTCTAAAACTTTCGCAATTGTGTAATCATAATTTTCAAGTTTGACCATAACATAATCACCAACTTTTGTTTCAAACAAATCAACAATTGCATTTGTCTGTGAAAGTGTAATCTCTAATTCATCTAAACTATCAATCAATACATCACATGCTCTTCTAACAAGTTCTTCATTTTGATATACACCTACAGTCTCAATTTCGAAGTCGAAAGAATTTTTCTTAACAATCCTTTTTCCATCTAATGCAAGCCATCCATTTTTAGCATATTCTAGCGCTTTAATAATCTCATCTTTGCCCATATTTTGCTTTGTATATTCAGCTTTCAAGTTTTTCAAATGTACATTTAATGCTTGTTGCTGCTTCTCTTTGTCAGGTGTCATTGCATAAGAAGCACAACTTACAACATTAAAGCAAGCATTTTCAGATGCTGTAGAAACAGTTGCTTTAGCAACAATATCCAAAACTTCACCGGGTAATTGGTCAGAAACACGAGGGTTTACTCTAACAATAGGAATATAGTCATTTGTCATAGGGTCAGGAGGGAATAATTGCTTGGATATTGAAGGTGGAGCTTCTTTACCAGTGTCAGTATCAATAACTTTAATATCGCCTGTTGTTACGGTAATAACATTATTGCCGTTATTTTCAACATTTATTACAAAAGAATATTTGTCTATTGGAAAATCTACATCATGATGAATAGGGACACAACAAAGTCTGTGGCGAAGAATTTCATTATTAAGGCGAGTAGTATTTTTATTAATTTTAATGGTAGTCTGCTCATAAGGACTATCACGCATTACAAGAGTAGGAATGTCTGACAATAATGTGCGACGAATTGCATTAGCAAAACTAACATTTGTATTTTGAAGTTGGAAACGGAGAATTCCGTTTTCCTCTACAATTGATGCAATCTTTGGGTCCATTATGTTTGATTATATATATTATTATGGAAGTAATTTCTCATATCAATTTTGTTAAAAATGAGTTTAGACTTAAATGAAAAATTGGATGAGATATATAACATAACAAAATGAGTAGTGTTTTATATTTTAGTAATTATTGTGAAAACTGTAAGAAGTTGCTTCATTTTTTATCGCGAAGCCCACAATCAAAAGAAATGCATTTTGTCTGCATAGATAAGCGCGAGAGGCAGACTAATGGTTCTACGCATGTTATTTTGCCTAATGGTTCACAAATCCTTCTTCCTCCAAACATTACTCGTGTTCCCGCATTATTATTGTTAGATAAAAGTAATCATGTTTTGTTTGGTAGCGATATTATGAATTATTTGCGACCACAAGAAGTAGAATTAGATAATCAAGCAACAGAAGGTAATGGTGAACCATCAGCATTTATGTTTTCTGGTAATGGTTCAGGTGCTTCACTTGGTGTTAATTCCGACCGTTATAGCTTTTTAGACCAAGACCCTGAATCAATGTTAGCAAAAGGTGATGGTGGATTGAGGCAAATGTATAATTATGCTACACCTGACACAATTACTAGCATTTCTACGCCACCTGATAATTATACACCTGATAAAGTAGAACCAAATCAGTTAGAACAATTTCAACAGACTCGTGATTCAATGGATAATAATACACGACAAATGTTTAGACCGCAATAATAAATTCTTTTTACTTTTTTACTTTTTTCTTTTTTCTTTTAATAATATCTTGATTTACGATATTATTAAATAAATAAATTAAAGGAATATTATATCATAACTATAATACAATAAATTAATCACTTAATCAATTAATTATGGATAAATCAAGTATTCTTAAGGCTTTTAATGACCATTTTGTTGAATTTGCAGAAGATATATCAACTGTTTTTCCAAATAACCGTGATGTAGCTACTACAAAAAATGCTTTATTAACAATTAGAAAAGCAAATCCTAAAATTATTATTTATTGTTGGCGGAAATATGTATCAATTCCTTATGCTAAAAAGATAGAAGATGGTGATTTAACATTTTTTATTGAAAAAGATTATGAAGGAGATTTAAGAAATATTAGTACAAAAATAACTATTAAAACTGGTGAAAATGGAAACGATGCTATTATGCAGAAGATTGATAGATTACGCGGTCAGGTTCGTAATATGTGTGAAGAGGACCAGCAAAAGTCAATGACTTATGCCCAAAACTTAACTAAACTAGCTAACATTTATGATAGTTTATAAATGAATTTATTATGAATTTATTATGAATTTAATAAAAATAAGATAGTTTTTGAAATTATTAGTTTTACTTTATTTATTCTAAAACTAATAAGTATTCTAATTATTATTTGATTTAAACACTCCATAGTATCGTTATTATACATATTTATTGCTATGACTATTGAAGAATCCGCACCTACTAATATCCCTGAAACAAATGTAGATGAAACAGAAAACACTGCTAATGATGCTAATGATACAAATGACTCAAATCGAGCTGATTTTGTTAAGCTAGTATCTGATTTTACTAAGGATGTTTTGACTACATTTCCAGAATTGGCGGATACACTTGACGAAGATTTACGCCAAATCGTAATTACAGAAGATGGCGAAACACCAAGTGATGAAAGCATTAATGCAGTATGGAAGAAATGCGCAGATGTATATCCACCACGCTTTTTCGATATTCTTTACCAAAACAAAGATATTTTCAACGAAGATAATGATGAGAATGTTTGCTTTTTGCCCGGTGTAGACTTTCGTAAGTTATGGATGCAAGATATTAGTGATAAGACAAGAGAGACCATTTGGAAATATTTGCAGCTAATTCTACTTCGTGTTGTTAGTGAAACATCAGAAGAAAAATCATTTGGTGATACAGCAAAGTTATTTGAAGCAATTGATGAGAATTCACTAAAAGATAAGCTAGAGCAAACAATTAAGGATATGGAATCTATGTTTAATACTACTGGCGAAAATGGTGAGACTAATGAAGATGGTGAAGATGGTGGTCTTGGTGGTCTTGGAGGTCTTGGTGGTCTTGGTGGTCTTGGCGGTAAAGGAGAAGGATTAAATACTGGTGATTTGCCTAATCCTGAAGATATTCATAACCATATTAGTGGATTAATGAATGGAAAGTTAGGACGCCTTGCCCAAGATATTGCAGAAGAAACTGCTAAGGATTTGGGTGATGATTTTGGTGATATTAAATCTGCTGACCAAATCTTTCAGAAGTTATTCAAAAATCCTGGAAAACTTATGTCTCTTGTCAAGAAGGTTGGTAGTCGTTTAGAAGAGAAAATTAAGAGTGGTGAAATTAAGGAGAGTGAGCTTTTAAAAGAAGCTAGTGATTTTATGTCGAAAATGAAAGATATGCCCGGAATGGGTAATATGAAAAATGTTCTTGGGCAAATGGGTATGTCTGGACTTGGTAAAGATATGAAGTTGAATATGGGTGCATTGAATGGTATGATGCGTGGTGCTCAAGCAAGAGATAGACTAAGAGCAAAACTTGCTAAAAAGAATGAAGAGCGGTCAAAAGCAGGTCATACAGTTGCTACATCCAAGTTTTCAAAGGGTGAAAAGGTTATAAAGAGTTCTAGAAAGCCTAATACTAATACTAATAAATCAACCACCGAAACACCAACCACCGAAACACCAACCACCGAAACACCAACAACCGAAACACCAACCACCGAAACACTAACCACCGAAACACTAACCACCGAAACACCAACTACAACAACCAATGATAATCAGAAGAATAAGAATAAGAATAAGAATAAGAAGAAAAATAAGAATAGGAAGAAGTAAGTAATAAAAATCACTTGAAATATATATACATACTCATGGCTATTCCATTTTGGTTCGAGGACCCTTTAATATTATTGAAACAGAAATACATTATGGAATTAATTCCTAAAAATGAAATGTCTAGAAATCAGAAGCTTAATGCTGTTATGAGGGTAGTATTAGGTTTGACTATTATTGGTTATGCAATAAGTAGGCGAACTGCTATTTTAATATCTGCATTTTTAGTTGGAGTAATAAGTATTGTTTATTGGTGGAATGGTTCTCGTTATGAGAAAGAGGCAATAAAAGAAGGTTTAGAAGCAATGAATCAGACTAGGTTTTCTACTCCTGAATTAGAATTAACAAAACCAACAAAAGAGAATCCTATGATGAATATACGAGTAAATGATATTCTCGATAATCCAACTAGAGCACCCGCATTACCTAGTTTTGACCCAAAAGTAGAGAAAGAAATCAATGATAAAACAAAGGATTTTGTAACTGAGCAATTTAATAGTGACCCCAAGATTAGAGAATTATTATTTAGCGACCTAGTTGAAACAATTAAGTTCGACGATAGTATGCGTAATTTTCATTCTATGCCTTCAACATCCTTACCAAATGACCAAGGTGCTTTTGCACAATTTTGCTACGGAGACCAACCATCTTGTAAAGAAGGCGATGGATTAGCATGCGAACGCAATGCATTTAGACAATACCCAACTGTTTAAACTGTGAAATAGTGAAATCGTCAAATCGTCAAATTATCAAATTATCAAATTATTAAATTATTAAAAATATAATCTAATAATTTATATTCAGGGTTATACGCAATAGTTTATAAAAATATATGTGTATCATATATAAATGTTAAGCCTTACAGGTTCATCTTTTGACCAAGTTACACGTATTGGTGATGACAAATGTGGTTTGAGTCAGCGTAATATACAAAATGTTAAGGCAGGTAATTACATGCTTTCTAACTACAGAGCAGATGAATGTGGATTGAAAAAGCCTATTGAAGTTGCAACTAGCCAACCAAATGTATTTATCGGCGGCGGACATCATGTTGGTCCCGGTGGATGTAATATTGATGATAGCTCAAAACTTCTTATTGGTAACTTTCCTCCTAAGTCTAAATGCAGAATAAGCCTTTTACAGCGTCCTTATGCAACCGTTCCATTTTTGGGTCGCGGTGAAAGCAATCCTATTTTAGAATCTCGTGTTCAACAGGGTGATATGGTAACAAATAAAAAGAGTATTACCACAGTCACTGAGCAGAACTTTGGACCATATAAGAATTATCCACTTCTTCCTGAAATCTCTGCAACTGTTTCTAATGCAGCTAATCTTGTTGAAGAAGTTGCAGATTCCGGTTGGATTCGCGGCGGACTTCCTTCCCGTGAGTATGCTCGTGATAAAGATTATTCAATGAAGCATTAAAACAGTTATATAGCATTTATATAGCATTTATAAATTATATATAATCAATATTTTATACATAATTTAAAGCACATAATACATACATTTTATATTAGATTCTATGTATGTAACCGATTTTCTTTGCACTTATAAACAAGTGGATGAATCAATAGAAGATTCAGACGCTCTTTATCAAGCACAATTTCTTCAAATTTTTGGTTGTGATAATGGATATGATGATAATCAAGTGTCAAACGGATTAATAGAAGCACGGAAAATAATAGAAACACATCCAATTGGCGATAATTTTTTGAAAGAAATCGTCAAACAAGGATTACCACCAGCATTAGCTATTTTTTCATCTTTAGGAGGTGAAAGTGATGAAAACAGTCTTGATACTATTTTTCGCACATATTATGGTTGGGGAACTATGGATATAATGCATTCATTTGTATGCAAAATCAAAAATGATATTAATATTACAAAGCAAGATACTAGTAAAATATTGAAGATTTATAAAGAATATTATGGATTATGATTATAGCAAATATAGCAAATATATTTATTATTTAGTTGTTGTCAAACATTATATTTTAGTCATTATTAATATATATAGTAATTAATAATGGCTTCAACACGGAATAAAAATACACCAAGCGACTATTGCCTTCAACAAAAGGCATATGGTTCATCATTGCAACATAATATGTATGAAAATTCATACGCTGGAAAACCATATGAAACAGCAATCCCTTGTTTAGGAATAACTCCAAGTTATATGTCAAGAGATACATTGTCAAACAATGCAGTAGATATTGAGAGTGCATTGAAAGGGATTAATTCTGTTAATCTTGAAACACCACAAGCACCTATTTATCCAAAATTAAAATCCGCTCGTGAAATTTCATTCTTTGACCGTACACCAATTATAATGCCTGAAAAGTTTAGTATGCTTAGCGACCAAAGACCATTCCCTGTACCACAATAGGCAAAGCAGGGTTGCCTCCCCGCACGAGGCTATTAGAGCAGGGTTAGCGGGGACATCGTTGGTAAACGATTAGCGAAGCTTTAGCTGAGCTGATGCGCCCGCATGCGCAATAGGCGGGGAAGCGCCCCGCACAAGGCTAATTAACCTGTTAAGATAAATATAATCATGAAGTTAACTATAAAATACTAGTTTGTTTTTGTTTGACAACATTAAATAAATAAACTTGTATTTATAAACAAAAAATTGATAATAGAAACAACTTAATACATATTACTATAGATAAATACATAAATATTGTATAAAATGCAAAAACCTTTTTTGAAATGGGTAGGAGGAAAAACACAAATTATTGATAAAATAATTCAAAAAATACCAAAAGAAATAAATAATTATCATGAGCCATTTTTAGGAGGTGGTAGTGTTTTACTTGCTGTTTTATCACTTCAAAAGCAGAATAAAATAAAAATAAAGAATAAAATATATGCTTCTGACATAAATGAGAACCTAATAAATCTTTATAAGCATATACAAACAAATAAAGATGAATTGTACTATCATATAAATTTGTATGTTGAATATTATGATAGTATAAAAGGTACAGAAATTAATAGAAAACCATCTTGTGTAGAAGAAGCAAAAACTTCAAAAGAAAGTTATTATTATTGGATAAGAAGTAAATATAATAAGAGTGAAAAAGGTTCTATTGAATGTTCAGCAATGTTTATGTTTATAAATAAAACATGTTTTAGAGGAATGTATCGTGAAGGTCCAAATGGTTACAATGTTCCTTATGGACATTATAAGAAAACACCAACAATAATAACTCAAGCTGATTTAAATAACATTAGTGATTTAATTAAAAATGTTGAGTTCAAGAAATGTAGTTTTACTGAAAGTCTTAAAAATATTAAGAAAAATGACTTTGTTTATTTAGACCCTCCTTATGCACCAGAAAATGATAAGTCTTTTGTAGGTTATGTATCAGATGGTTTTGATTTAGATAATCATAAATTATTATTTAATATGATTAAAAATATGCGAGATATTAAATTTGTTATGAGTAATGCAAGTGTTGATTTAGTGATTAATAGTTTCAATTACCCGGAATATAATTGCGAAAATATTATTGCTAGAAGAGCAATTAATTCGAAAAATCCAGGTTCAGAAACAAAAGAAGTAATTATTTATAATTAACTATGAATTTTATGATGTCATCTTTGTAAGTTTTGCTATTTCCCCAAAAGAATGGAATTTTTTTATATTCAAAATACTCTATTTCTCTTTCACAATTTTCTTTAAACCATTCAGAAAGGCAATAAATGTAAATTATATTGTAGTTTGGGAATGTACTTTTGTATTGCCACAATTTGAAATCTGATGTTTGAATTTTTTCACAGACAGAACCAGAACATTGTTGGAACTTTTTCTCAATAATAAACATATTTTTGCTTTCTTTGTCTATGTAACATTCATCTGGATTTTTACATCCGTGTGCTTTTTTAATACTTTTGTCAATTTCATTATCCATACATTTAAACAAATTAGCTTGTTTTGTTTTAATAAAACATTTTTCACTATCTACGAATTTTATTTTTTTTGAATACTTATTAGATTCTAATATAGTTATTTTATCATCCAAGTCAGATAGATTTTCATAACTAATACCATTTTTGTTTGTTTTTGAACCACCAGCACCAGTTCCTCTATTAATGATTTTTAGAAATTTCATCTTTCTTATTAGTGATATTTTATTACTATTAAAGATTTAAGATAATGAAAAATAAAATCAATTTTATTAAATAATCATAATTAATAAATTTTAGTATAATAGAGATGTCAAATAATGGAGTAATATGTAGAGATAAGTATTTTAATTATGGTAGTTATTTAAGGTCACGAGGATTTGACAAAGAAATATGTCATGTAATTAGTTTAATTGAATCAGGTGAAATATCATCTGGGCCAATTACTCCAAATGGTGATTGTGGTTTGACAATTAATGGAACAACAACTATTCAAAATTGCTCTGATACAAATAACCCATATTATAATGGTATTCTGAAAGTGACTGGTGGAGATGATATTACTATGCCTACTAATTTTTCTATATCAGCAAATCATGGTTTTAATCTAATCGGTCCTATTTATCAAAATTATGGTGTAGATATTAGTTATAGTGTAGGTCAAACAATATATAATGGTAATGTTTTCAATTCAAACAATCATATATTTAAAAATCACAACAATAATACAAATGTAATAGTTTATGGTAAAACAAGTACAGATATACTTTCTCCAAATAAACAAGATGTTTATGGTATTTCTTATGAAACACCAAGTTTAAGTAGACAAAGTTATATTTTTGGACAAGGATTTGCATTAGGTGATATTTCAGGTCAAGTAATACCAACACCTATTAATAATTTAAAATATGGTTCTCAATTTCTTACTATCAAACCAGAACAAGTAAAAATTAACGCAATGGGTAATCCAAATTTATTAAGATTAGGTGGAACAGCACCAAATCAATATATGGTTTTAGATATATCAAACAATCAAAATGATGTAATAAATTCTTTATTTTGTTTTAATGCAAATATTACATTTACTGAATCAGTAGACCATTTAGTGCAAACAGTAATATTTTTACATCCAGGTGATGCTATGGAAATAAATCAAACAAGTGGTGCCGGTTTTTGGCCTGATGTAGATAACGGTGATATTATTATTGATACTCGTTCATTAGGTACTACACCTAATGGAGTAACACATGGAACTGCAACATATGGTGAATTACAAGTATTTAATGGTAATATTATACCTGCTATTTCTAATAATAATCATTTTGCTGCAAAATATTATACACCACATATTGCAGTATTATTTGGTAATCAAGGTCAAAGTGTTATATTAGATAAAGGTAATCTTTCAATGAAACAAACATTATTTAAATAATAAATAATAAATAATAAATAATAAATAAGTAAGATTAAAGAAATTTATTAACCATATTTTTTTATTATTTATTGTCAAACAAATTATTAATAGTGGAATTTTATCTATTATATGTATAACAAAGTATAAATATGTCATTTACAAGATTTCACGATGACCCTTTTCGTATTCAAAAACAATTACAGCAATCGACCGACCCAGGAAGGTACATGGTAAATGTTCCTGGTAATGGAACAAAACCTTGTTTTATGTTAGACCCTTATATGAGAATGCAAAAATGGGGTGGAAACCTTATGACTGATTCAGTAAATTTAGAAAGCAAATTAATGGGTATTGACAGAAAATTGGATTTCGATTGCACAAAGTATGATGATAAACCAATCCGTTCAAAGAGAATAGTATACCCTGATTGTGTACCATTCACAGAACAACCAAGAGCAACTCATCCTGCTTGGACTGCTCGTGATTTACCACAAGACCATAGTTATATATTACCACTCAATCCACAAGAAAATACTTGCTTTACATTTCATAATAATTTAAGCACACGAATTTTAGAGAAAGATAATTTTGTTCCAAAAGCACCAAAACCTGAATTAATCAGATAATTTGTTTGACAACAACTAAATAAAATTATCAAAATTTATTGTTAATTTATTGTTAATTTATTATTAATTTATTATTAATTTATTGAAATAATTATTATATCAACTATTTTGTCTTGAAATAAAACCAATAATATATCAAGTCAAAATTATTCAAAATTATGTATTGTGTATATATAAGATGGAATTTGCTATACCCCTTGTTGCACTTGGTGGATTATATATAAGTTCAAATACTAATAATCAAGGCAAAGATAATGGTAAAGTTAAACGTGAAACATTCGAAAATATGGGTAAATCTTCTAATTATTTACCTAATACTGATGTTCCAGCAAACAATTATCCAAAAACAGCCAATAATGATTTAGGTGAAGACCAAATCCGCGCATTTCCAAGTAATAAATCTTCAGTTGACCAGTATTATAATACTAAGATTTATGAGGAACAAGCGAATAAAGGAGTTCGCGTAGGTAATAAAATTCAAGAAGTAGTTTCTATGAATGGTAATGTAATTAATACAGATGAATTCAAACACAATAATATGGTACCATTTTTCCGTGGTAGTTTACGCGGCGGAACAACCGATTTATACTCTAATGAGAGCCGTTTAGATAATATGCAAGGTATTGGCTCACAGTATATTAAAAAGCAAGAAGTTGCACCACTTTTCAAACCACAAGAATCTATGCAATTTCCTCATGGAATGCCTAATAATAGTGATTTCTATCAATCACGTGTAAATCCTAGCAACCGTATGGCTAATATTAAGCCATGGGCTGAACAAAAAGTAGCACCCGGTTTAAATATGGGTTATGGAACCGAAGGTTCAGGTGCTTTCAACAGCGGTATGGAAGCAAGGGAAAGTTGGCTACCAAGAACTGTTGACGAATTGCGTGTTTCTACTAACCCTAAGGTAACTTATAGTTTGATGAATCATGAAGGGCCTGCCGCATATGAAGTTAAGAATATGGGTATTATGGGCAAAATGGAGAAAAATCGCCCTGATACTGATTTCGAATGGGGTCAAGACAGATTATTCACTACAACTGGTGCTGAACACGCACCTACTCAGCGTGGTATTGAAATCATGCAGCCACAAAATCGCACAAGCACAACCAAGAGTTATTATGGTGTTGCAGGAAGCGGTAAAGATAATAAAGGAACATATACACAAACAGAATATGAGCCAGCCAAAAGACAGACACTTGGTGCTGTAAATATTGGTGGCGCTTCTGCTGGTGGTCAAGGAGGTGCAACTAGCGGTGATTATGGTGTACAGGGATACAAGATGTTGCCCAATAACCGCACCACTGCTAATACTCAAATTATGGGTGGTGTTGGTGGATTGTTAAAGGCTGCAATTACACCTGTTTTAGATGTATTACGCCCTACTCGCAAGGAGAATGTTGTTGGTAGTGCTCGCCCAAGTGGAAATGTTGGTGTAACAGCACCAGCACACAGAGCATATAATCCTGCTGATAGGACAAAGACTACTATCCGCGAAATGACTGGTGATAAATTGGATAACAACCATTTGAATGTTCAGAACCAGCGCGAAGGTGCATATAATGTATCAAAACATACACCAATTCATAATCAGCGTGATACTACATCAATCTCATATACAGGAACTGCTGGTGGGGCTGCATCACAAACTGGTGTTCGCTCATATCATTCAGTTCAAAATCAGCATAACAATGTAAATAAGACTTATCCTAACCGCCCCAATCAAGGTGGAACACAAATGTTTAATCAAAATGAGAATATTAGCATTGCTCGCCGTGATGGAGACCGTAATAATAATAGGTGGGGCGTAGCTTCAGGTGGTCCTTCAGTAATACCTACTATGGAAACACATGGTAGAATACATGGTGGCCAGACAGCATTTTCAGATATCGAGAAGCAACAGCTTGATAGAATTAATCCTGAATTATTGGATGCATTTAGGTCAAACCCATATACTAAATCATTGAACTCTTGGGCTTAGGTAAACATGCAAATGCTAAATTCAAAATGCAAAATGCAAAATGCAAAATGCAAAATGATTAATAAATAAAAATGTCAAACAATCAATATTTTTATTTATTTAACTAATAACTAATAACTAATAACTAATAACTAATAACTAATAACTAATAACTAGTAAATAAAGTATTTAACAAATAAACATATTAATAACTAAGTTTACATTTAACATAGTAATAATTTGAATGTGTATTAATTTTGAAGAACTCAATTTACATGATGATATTAAAAAGCGATTAACAAGTTATATTGAACAAAATAAAGTTCCACATCTTATTTTTCATGGACCATCTGGTAGCGGAAAAAGAACATTAGTTAATTGGTTTTTGTCGCAAATTTACAAAAATATTAATTCACCAAGCAGTGAATATATTATGTATGTTGATTGTGCACATGGTAAAGGTATAAAATTTATACGAGAACAAGTAAAGTTTTTTGTAAAAACTAATCTTTGTATATCGAAAACCGCACCTTTTAAATCAATTATATTGTCAAACGCAGATAGATTAACAACTGATGCACAGTCAGCTTTACGGCGATTAATAGAAGTATTTAGCCATAATACGCGCTTTTTCATTATTGTTGAAGATAAATATAGTATGTTGATGCCTATTTTAAGCCGTCTAGGAGATGTATATATACCTTTACCAATTATTAATAAAAAAGAAACCAATTTGAATAAACTAAAAGTGGATAATATTGTAGAAAGTATATACAAATCGAAGCATCGTAAATTAAATGATATTATTCATAAACATTTAGGAGCAAATAAGGAGAATAAATCATTAATAACTATAACAAATACTGCTGAAGAATGTTATGAAAATGCATTTAGTGCTTTAGATATTATTGAATATTTAAGCAAAAAGATTGATGAAAAATCCAGAAGTAAAATATTGTTAATATTTGAAAAAATACAGAAAGAATATCGAAATGAAATATTAATGATTACAACATTATTATATTATGGTTTAGTTCGTTGTAATGTAGATATTGATAATATTGGATTTATGTAAGATAAAAAGTCTGATGGATGATTATTCAGTTCATAGTTTGATTGAGTCAAAGAATGAGTGGTGCGCTCGACTTCTCAATATTTTAACACCTATGATTATTTCCGGTTTCAATTCTATTTGGAAAGATGCATATCAGGTAGCACTTAAGAATGCTGAAAAAAAGAAGTATTTGATGACTTTTCAAAATTATTTAAGTCAAGTACCAAAATGGAGTAATGCTATTGTTGAGACTGAATGCAAGCGGATTTTGGAGAATAGCGGTTGTTCTTATTTAGAAGATTTGCTTACATGTGTACATGTAATACAATTGAAAGCATTAAGCTGTGTAAGAGTTGGACAGCGTCAGCGTAAAGTAGATATTGATATTCCTTCATTAGAAGTATTTGTTCATAATGTTTACACAAACTGTGCAAGGAAGATTTATACTAATGTGTATTTATTTGAGAATGATGTTCCTTCACTTCAGATACAGAAGAACAATAGGGAATTAGAGCATATTATTCGCGAGTGTATTATGAATACAATCCGCGATAGCATTCCTACTGAGAAGATTTTACGTAGTTATATGGATGAAACAGAAGAAGAAGATGTTGAAACTAAAGAAGAAGTTATTCAAGTAGATGGTGATGGTGATGGTGATGCTACTGGTGATGGTGATGCTACTGGTGACGGTAAGTCAGAAATTGAGAAATTAGCCGAAGAAGCAAAATCAGAAGAAGTCGAGATTGAAAAAGCAAAAGATACAGCAACTTTAGCAGCAGTTGCAAGCACTATTAATGTTTCAACAGATGATGACAATGACGATAAATCAAAGCCATCTTCTTCATCAGATGCAAATAAAAATGCAAATACATTAACTATTGCAAAGCAAGAAGAAAGTAGCACTTCAGGAAATGTAACAGATACATTAGATAGTATTGAAACTCCACGCAGTTTGAAATTTAGTGATAATGATGAGACATTAACATCGTCAAACAATATTGAAATGGTTAACGCACCAAAAGATATTGATACATTAGAGCGTATTAGTGAAGAGAATAATGCAAAGCGTAAAGCAGAAGAAGAGGAAGATGAAGAAGAGGATTTGAAGATTGGTAATGATGTTATGCTTGATTTAGACCAAATTGTAAGTTTAGAAGAGATGAAGATTTAAGCGGGAAGCAGGGAAGCGCCCCGCACGCGCATAAGCAGGGAAGCAGGGAAGCGCCCCGCACGCGCATAAGCAGGGAAGCAGGGAAGCGCCCCGCACGCGCATAAGCAGGGCAGCAAGAATCGAAAGTATAAATCAAATAAGTAGTTATTAATAATATTTTAATGCGTAAAATATGATTAGCATTTTTGTTATTGAACAGTAAGTAAGTATAATAGTTATGGAGAATACTTTTATTCTTTCTATTGCTGTAACAATTATTTACACTGTATTGTGCTTTTTGGATATGAGATTTTTGAAAAAGGATGTTATTGAGTTTAAGACCCAATTTCGCAATTCATTGCTAGTATTTTTAAGCACATTATCCGGTATTTATTTAATAAATAATATGGGTAATGCAGCCAATGTAGCTGCTGAAAATGTATCTGCTTTTACTGGTTCCCCCGGTTTTTAAATTTGATTTTGTTAATTGTCAAACAAAACCAAATGCTATTTTAACATTTTATGCACCTTTATAGCAAGGCAAATCATCAATATTCATAATAGTGGTGCCTTTTTTGATGCTTTTTCTATTACACTTATATCTTTCAAGTATAGGACGCTCAAGTTGGTCAATAGGCTTATGCTTTGAAACATTACGGGCAATCATTTTATATAATTTAAAACCGGGATAGCGTTCATCACCGTTTGACTTCCATAAAATATTTCTCCCGTTATCATCTTGACACCATTCATTAACCATATGAATAACAGGGTCCTTAGTTTCTTCTAAATCATCTAAATCATCAATCAAAAAGTCAATTAATGAAGTAGCTAATCTGCAAAGGTCAAAACTACCATTTGGTTCAAGTTTAGGGCGAGATGAATTATAATGCTTACTGAAATTAAATTGTGTATGTGCATCACCATCTTTGTGAAAACTATCACTGCATAATTGATTACCTCTAAACTTATATGTTGCTCTTCCGAAATCTATGATTTTAAAAATGCGACCATATGTTGGAACTTTATAATGCTTGTTATTAACTTTATAATATAGATTTTGCTTCTTTGTAGGAACATACATAATATTATTTGTATGAAGGTCATTATGCTGAAAATCAAAGCATTTATCATAAGCAATAAGTGTCATAATAACTTGCATTAAAGCAGAGCATAATTCTTCTGTTCCAAATTCTTCATCTTCATCACAAAGATAATCTAATGTATTTTCGCATTTCTCTAGGAAAATAGCATTCACTGGGAAATCATAGATATTGATTAATGCTTTATCCTCACTTGCAGTGCTATCAGTATCATCGTCACTACCACTTTCATCACCATCACTTTCATCACTACCACTTTCATCACCATCATTGCTACCATTTTCGCTATTATTATCACTTTCATAATCACTTTCATCACTACCAGTTATTGAAGTGCGAGAACTGCAATTAGAACTACATTCAGAATCAGATATTACCATATCATCACTAATATCATCGCAAATATCATCACTAATATCATCATCACTTGCAGTACTATTATTTTTCTTATTTTGATGTTTCTTGTTCTTCTTATTCTTATTCTTTGTAGGAATAATAAATTCACTATTGGATAAATCAGCAAGATTTATAAAATCTACATCTGAAACATCATCTTTAGGTGTTTGATTATCTTCAAAAGCAATATTTAATTCATCAAGTGATTCAATATTATCTAATTCAAAATCTATTTCCATATTAGCATTATTAGCATCATTAGCATGATTAACATCAGTAGCATCAGTATTAGTATTATCTTGTGTGCTACCACCAATTTTTATTGCAATTTTGCGACTTCTTGAACCTCTATTTAAGATTTCATTATGAAATTGATTATCCATATCATAAAGAATATGATTGTTGCGAACAAAAAAATCGTTATCCATAAGATAATCTAAATCATCAACTACATCCATTGTCAAACATTTCTTTAAACCAAGCATATTACCATAGCAATCTAGAGCATTTAAAAATCCATGTTCATGTAGCATTTTGCTTGATAAATAAGAAAAAAAACTGTCAACATAAGAAGCATTATCTGTTTCTCTCATTTTAGGATGAGAGTTTTCTTCATTATAAGAAGGCATATTTTTCAAATTATTATCACTAATATCGTATTTTCCTACTAAATAGCGAACAGGGTCTAATAATGGTGAAAATTTGATAAATCCGTCAACATTTTTATTTACAGTATCATTTTTACAGTTAAAAATTAATTTAGTAGTATTATCATCAGTTGCATCATCAGCATCAGCATTAGCATTATTATTAGTAATTTGTTTGACTGAATCAATAAATAAATTAAAATTAGGTGCTGTTGAATATGCATTAGTTTCATTTAATTTCATAAATAGTTCATTATTTGGTGTGTAAAGTTGGGTATTAATCATTTTAAATGGTTCATTTTCTAAATCTGTAATAACCTGTTTGACATTAGGCTTAATATATGTAAATTCAAACATTATTTATTCTATAATTGACAATGTGACAAAAATTAACTTATTATAACTCACTGTCAAACATTAGCAAAAACAGCGAAAATATCGAAAATAGCAAATAAGTATTTGAAAAACATAAAATGCGTAATCATTTAATAACAAAAATAATAATTATTAGTATAACATTTAGATAAATGAGTCATCAATTACCTTTAAGAAAATGGAATATGAGAAATATTAAATTTAGACCTGATGAAAATAAGGGTCCAGTTGTTGTATTAATCGGAAGGCGTGATACAGGTAAAAGTTTCTTGGTTCGTGATTTATTATTTTATCATCAAGATATTCCCGTAGGTACAGTTATTTCAGGTACAGAAATGGGAAATGGTTTCTACGGTAAAATGGTGCCTAAATTATTTATTCATAATGAGTACAATACCACAATTATTGAAAATATTTTAAAACGCCAAAAAGCAGTTATTAAGCAATATAATAAGCAAGTTGAGCAATATAAGCGGAGTTCAATGGACCCACGCTGTTTTGTTATTCTAGATGATTGTTTGTATGATGATTCTTGGGCACGCGATAAAATGATGCGACTTCTTTTTATGAATGGTCGCCATTGGAAAGTAATGTTGGTAATCACTATGCAGTATCCATTAGGTGTACCTCCTAATTTGCGAACAAATGTTGATTATGTTTTTATTCTTCGTGAGCCTTACAAGAGCAATCGCGAGCGTATTTGGAAGAATTATGCTGGTATGTTTCCAACATTTGAAGCTTTTGAACAAGTTATGGACCAAACAACCGAAAATTATGAATGTTTAGTTGTTGATAATAACTGCAAGTCAAACAAACTAATGGATTCTATTTATTGGTACAAAGCAGAACCACACGGTAATTTTAAATTGGGGTCTAAAGAATTCTGGGAACTATCTAAAGATATTGGTTCTGATGATGAAGAAGAAGAATATGACCCTGGTGCTTCAAAAGCAAAGAAAGGTCCTAGACTAAATGTTAAAAAGGCAAAATGGTAAGCGTATTGAAAATGATTGCAAAAATTATGAAATATGAAATATGAAATATGAATTTATAACAAATAATTTAAGAATTTTTGTTATAATTATTATAAGTTATATAATTACCTAGTTATGACTTTCAGCGAATGGAATAGCAAATATCCCAACTCTTGGTTTTCTTGTCAGCCGGGAAAGAATGGTTTCTTACCAGTGCAAAGCCCATTAAAAAAACTTCCTGAAAAATATCAAATAATTAATGATTTGCTTGATGAGATGAAAATCACACAATCTGACGGTTCAACTGGATTATTAGGTAAGAATAAATTTGCAGAAGAATTAGTTAAAAGATTGCCTTTGTTTGACTTTAGCGATGAAACAAATGTTCAGCTTTTAGCCACTTTACAAAGAGATTATACATTTATGGCCGCAGCATATAGTTTGGAAACTTCTCATTATTATTTGAAGGATGGTGTTTACGGCGAAGCAAGAGAAGATATTCCAAGTGTTCTTGCAATTCCTTTGAAGCAATTAGGTGAGAAGAATGATGTTTTTCCTTGGCTTGATTATGCTTACGGTTATGGCTTGAATAATGCTTGTTTAAAGGAAGGTGCTGACCCTACAAAGCAAGAATCATATGATACTGTTAGAATGTTTAACGGTCATGACAGCGAAAGTGGTTTTATTAATGTTCATGTAGCAATTGATTATCAAAGCGGTGATTTGCTCGCTTATCAGCAAGATATTTTGAAGAATTTGGATGACAGAAATATGGAAGGTTTTATTAAATCATTATCTAATCACGCAACTATTTTTGAGAATATGGTTACAAGTTTGAAAACTATGTGGAAGTCTAGTGATTTGAATGATTATCTTTCATTTAGAACATTTATTATGGGACAGAAAGGTAACAAAGTGTGTTATCCTAATGAGCGTCTCAACTTTTTATTGAATAATAATGAAACTGAAACTGAAACTGAAACTGAAACTGAAACTGAAACTAAAAACGAGTTTCATTCATATCGCGGTGAAACTGGTGCCCAAGACTCAATAATTCCTTCTGTTGATAATTTGCTATCATTAGAATATCCCAAAAATAAGTTGACAGAGTATTTGTTTCAATTGCGTAATTATAGACCAAAAGACCATCAAGCATATATTGAATATAATTTGGAGCAATCTAAAAATCTTGGATTGAAAGATTATGCAAAAGAAAGTTCTAATGCTTCATTCCAATTGCTTCGTAATCTTGAAAGTCTACGAGCATTCCGTTCTACACATTGGAACCTTACAAAGAGCTATATTATCAAGAACACTAAGCATCCTGTTGCTACTGGTGGAACACCAATCACTACTTGGCTACCTAATCAGTTAGGCGCTACATTAGATTATATGAGCGAGATTGTAGAAATGGTTGATATCAAAGAATTGAACGAGAATGATGCAGTTATTTTTTCAAAGATTGTAACTGATTTAGATAATCAGAAAGAGTTTATTTTTAATGAAGTATCAAAGCTCCAAGAGGATTTTACACATGAAGATGCTATTTAATATGTTTTAATTTGGTTATTATAGTTATAAATATACTTTTGCATTTATAACTATACTTTTGCAGTTATAACTATACTTTTGCATTTATAATTCTAGTTTTTTAGGTTTAACAGCTTCTTCAATTAATTTATTTGATAATATTTGTTTTGCATTAATATTACATTTTTCTTGCTCTTTACATTCGTGTTGTTCAGGAAGGCGATGTTTTAAACAAAAATGAAATTTACAATAGCTACAATGTCCAATAATTGGCTTTGCTTTTCTCTTACATTCAATAAAATTACAATAATGCATAATATTTAATATAATGTATATTGAAGATGTATTATACATTATATTTTAATCTCTAATTTTTAACTAGTTTATTTTAACTAGTTTATTTACTCTGTTGTGTCATTTGTAGTAGCACTTGATGAACCACCAGTTAACTGCTTCGCAAGCTCTTCACGCTCCTTCATCATATCACGAGTTACGATATTATCACCCTCAAACAATTGATTGCGAATATCATCAGAAGAAACAGGCTGTCCAGTACCAAGCAAGTTATTTTCAGTGGTATTCATACCATCAACCGTAACAAGTTCACCATCTTCATTAAGTGTCTGTGTAAGAACATTACCACTATCCATAGCAATCTTCTCATTATCCTCAATTGCCTTCTTACGAGTCTCCTTGACACGCTGGTCGAATGCCTCCTTTGCCCGCTTCTCATTCTCAATCTTCTCATGCATAAGCTGGTTAAGCTCTGGCTCAAGATACTCTACGCGACCTGTCTTATAAGCCTCTGGATGGAAAGGCATCCATACACCTACTTGACCTGTATAAATCTCATGTGCACCATCCTCCCACTCACGCAAAGTCTTGGCTCTCAACTCTGCCTCCTTCTGTGAATTATAGCAGCCACGAACCTTGATACCGCGAACATTTGTCTGGAAATTATGCTTTTCATCAAACTCCTCTTGAAGCTTATCCTCATGCTTATCAAGGAAAGTCTTATACTCATCCTCAATTGTGAACTCGCCAAATAGGTTCTTTTGCTCTTCCATTGTAAAACCCTCCAAATCCTTTACTACATCCTCAAACTTAAGATGATACTTGTAAGCAAGGAAACTTACAAATTTTGTGAACTTATCCATAGCCTTGCTAAGTGGCCACTGCTTTACAAATTCACCGAAATAATACATTTCACGCTGCTTCAACAACTTCTCAGGAGACAAAAAACTTACACAGCAAAACTTTTGGTTTGCAATAGGAGGGTCCTCGCTAAGCAAATCTACATATTTAGTATTAATTGAGCCATCTTTATTTGTAGGAAGGGTTACACCATTAGGAGCAGTATCTTGACCGGTCATTATTAAGTATATAAATGTTATAGTGATAGTATTTAAGTTGTAAATACTGTAAAATATTTGTTATTAATTTTGAATAAATAAGTATTTAATTCAAAATAGTTAAAATTAACCAAAGTTAATAAAAATGCAGTATAATTTATTTTTTCTAGTTATTAAATATAGTAATGAACTTTCTTGGAATGGTTGACATTGACGAGTTCGTCTCTCGTGTAATAAAGTACCTAGTTGAGGGTCTTATGGTTGCCCTTGCAGCATATGCTATCCCCAAGCGTTCTCTCAAGATGGATGAGGTTTCACTTATCGCCTTGACAGCAGCAGCAACATTCGCAATCTTGGATACTTATGTCCCAACTATGGCTTCCTCCGCAAGGTCTGGTGCAGGTGCAGGTATCGGTTTCAACCTTGTCGGTTTCCCCCGGTTTTAAATAAATAATTGAGTAAAAACAGTAAGCGTGTAAATAAGTAATTGCTAATTATTTTTACAAACATTTAGTTGTAAATATAATTATTTTTGGCTTTTCTCCCATTCACTAGTTAAATCCCAAAGAGATTTATTTTTATATGTTTGTCGTTCTGTAGGAATAAAAGGCCATCCTAATTCTTCACACATTTTCTGCCATATTTGGTCTTGTTCATATAATTTATCATCATCTTTCAACATTTGAAAATAAGGTAGAAATTGTTTTTGGTCTACTAATTCACATAATTTGAAACCTGTATAATAATAATTAAGGAAGTTTGACCTATCATCTGGACAAAATTTAGCATATGGTGATTGTAAAATCATAAACAAATTACATAATACTTCTTCTAATTCAGGACTCATAACTGGTGGTCTAATACCCAATTTATCTTTAATATATGGAATATGTTCATAATAACGATTAAGGCGTAATTTTTTTAACATTTCTTTTGCTCTAGCATTGTCAAACCATTCTTCTGTAAGCGGAATACGCTCTTTCTTTGCTTGATTGCGAATAGCTTCAAGAACTTCATCAGGAATATGAGTAGTTTCTTTTGCTTGAAATTGTGCTAATACTTCGCGGAAATGGTTAATACGACGATAAGCATAAAAACAAACTTCTTTAGGTGGCTCTTTATACGATGGTTTTTCATTTTCAACAAGGAATTTATTTGCAGTAGAGCAATTGTTACAAATCACTAATCCTTCATGTTCAACAGGAATTAATTCGCCTTTGCGACAACTTGGGCAAATATCTTTTTGAACAATAAACTCATTAATATCAAGGAAACTTTCATCTACATTTTTCAAATATTCGCGAACTGAATCATCGCATTTATTATCTATCGAAGAATTAACATTGCTATTACGCTTTCTATTGAAAAATTCGTGCAAATGTCTTGTTTTGCTTTGTCCTTCTTCTAACCCTTTCTTTTGCTCAAAATATGAAAATATTAAGTCACTATTTTTGAGATAATAATCTTTCTTTGCTTTTTCTAATTTCTTGATTTTCAGTTTTAACTTTTTTATTCGGTCGTTAATTTCTCTTGTTTGACTAAGATTAAGATTTAAACTTTTATCATTAAGGCGTTTTTCTAAGTTTTCAATTTCATTTTTATAATTAGGTATAATTACTTCTTCATCATTTTTGAACTTGTTAACAATTTCAGTATGTTTTCCGTCTAATGTTGTTGCCGCTTTTTGACTAATTGTAATTTGTTTAAAACTTTTTGGCTTGAAAGCAGACATTTTATCTTGATTATATAGAAAATAGACAAGTCATTAAATAGAATTAGTGTTAAAAACTTATAAGTATTAAAATCAAATAAAATCAAAATTTTTGCAAATTTTTGCAAGTTAATAATTAGTGTTTGTTTTCTTTATTGTATTATATTGATTAAATAATTACATTATGAATAAAGGTAATATTATCGATAAAATTAATAAAGTTGAGGTAGATATTAATACAGTTCAAAAAATGGCTTTTATTTATAACGCATTAGAAGATGGTTGGCAGATTAAGAAAAAACAAGATTCCTATATATTTAAGAAGAAACACAATAATCAACGAGAAGTATTTTTAGATAGTTATTTAGATAAATTTGTAAATAAAAATTGCGAATTTAAAAAAATTATTAACTGAAATTTTCTTTTGTAATATTGTAATACTAAAATTGTGAATATTAAGTAAAGTTTGCTATTTTGTATTATATTATTTTTGTATTTTTGTATTATATTATTTTTGTATTTTTGTATTATATTATTTTGCGTGTAACTCTTGTATTATAACACCTTTTATTACATTGAAATTAGTAATAAATTAGTAATAACTAAGCAACAATTATTGATTAAATTAACGTTAATTTTGGCAATAATTCTAATAATTAAGAAGGTTCGGTTGAAATGGGTAAAAATATAATATTTACTAATAATATATAACCCATGGGAGGAGGTTTAATGCAACTCGTCGCCTACGGCGCACAGGATGTTTACCTTACTGGTAAGCCACAAATTACTTTCTGGTCTGTCACATACCGTCGCCATACTAACTTTGCTATGGAGTCTATCGAGCAGACATTCAACGGTCAGGCCGATTTCGGTCGCCGTGTAACTTGCACCATCTCTCGTAATGGTGATCTTGCCTACCGTACCTACTTGCAGGTTACTCTCCCTGAGATCAACCAGCAGATGAAGGGTTCCACTGGTGCAGTATACGCCCGCTGGTTGGATTTCCCCGGTGAGCAGCTTGTCTCTCAGGTTGAGGTAGAGATTGGTGGTCAGCGTATCGATCGCCAGTATGGTGACTGGATGCACATCTGGAACCAGCTTACCCTCACCAAGGATCAGGAGCGTGGCTACTACAAGATGGTTGGTAACACCACCCAGCTTACCTACATCACTGACCCCTCTTTCTCTGATATCGATGGTCCTTGCGATTCCAACGCACCCCGCCAGGTATGCGCACCCCGCAATGCCCTTCCTGAGACTACCCTCTATGTCCCACTCCAGTTCTGGTTCTGCCGTAACCCCGGTCTCGCCCTTCCCCTCATTGCTCTTCAGTACCACGAGGTCAAGATCAACCTTGATCTCCGCCCCATTGATGAGTGCTTGTGGGCAGTTTCTTCCCTCGGTGCAGGAACTACTTCCCTCAAGGTCACCAACGCCTACAACCAGTCTCTTGTTGCCGCCTCTCTCTATGTCGACTATGTATTCCTTGACACTGATGAGCGCCGCAAGATGGCTCAGAACCCCCATGAGTACCTTATTGAGCAGCTTCAGTTCACTGGTGATGAGTCTGTCGGTTCATCTTCCAACAAGATTAAGCTCAACTTCAACCACCCTTGCAAGGAGCTCGTATGGGTTGTCCAGAAGGATGACTGCGTAGATTACTGCTCTTCCCTCGAGGGCGGCTCCCACCTTTTCAGCGTTCTTGGTGCCCAGCCTTTCAACTACACTGATGCAGTTGATGCTCTCCCCAACGCTCTCCACGCCTTCGGTGGCCCTGAGGCAGTTGCACAGAACTCCCAGGCATTCATCGATGCAGCCGGAACTTTCAATGATGCCGGTGCTACCACCGGTGCAGCTGCAGCTGGTACACAATTCTGGAATGGTACCGCCAATGCTTACTCCGGTGCTAACCTTGGTGAAGCCGGTGCACTCAACTCTGGTGTCTCTGATGCAGGTACTTTTGTCCTTGCTGAGTCTGCCCTTGATATGCACTGCTGGGGTGAGAACCCTGTTGTTACCGCCAAGCTCCAGCTTAACGGTCAGGACCGCTTCTCTGAGCGCGAGGGAACTTACTTCGACCTTGTCCAGCCCTACCAGCACCACACCCGTGCCCCTGACTCTGGTATCAATGTCTACTCCTTCGCACTTCGCCCTGAGGAGCACCAGCCTTCCGGCTCTTGCAACTTCTCTCGCATTGACAACGCCACTTTGATGCTTGTTCTCTCCAACGCCACCGTTGAGGGTACCAAGACCGCCAAGGTCCGTGTCTATGCAACCAACTACAATGTATTGAGGGTAATGTCCGGTATGGGCGGGTTGGCCTATAGCAACTAAGCAAATATATATGTATTTTATATATTATCTTAAAAAAATGATTTAAAGACCTATCATATATCTAATTATATGATAGCTCAAGAAGTTATGATGATTGGTTTCAATAAAGACGATGAAGGTGTTGTTTTTGTATGTTTGACATACGACAACATTACATTTAAACTAGATACAGAAATATATGCAAAATGTATTAATTCAGGATTTACTATTAATGAAAACTTATATAATTGTTCTCATAGTGATAGCAATATTTCACTTTTCGATTTTATTATTAATAAAAAATATGATGACCCAACGGTTCGCATTACTTTTATTGATGGAGATGATAAAAATTGGAGACTTAAAAATATAGTATTTGATAAATGGTTTGAAAAACAATTAAAAACAGAATTTAATAATGTTGAATATATTGGTGGTCATATTCCACATACAGGAAGATTAGCAAATACACTCGTTAATCCAATATGGAAAACTGATGATAGATATATAATGTTTATATATCCAAACCATAGGGCTATTTTAGATGATTATTCAATAGAAAGAATAAGATATTATGAAAATATGCAAAAAGGTTCTATTAGTTGGAATATTAATAAAAATGGTTATATTTTTGGAAGTCTTAGGCGGACATTATCAAGTAATTATGTTTCAATGCATCGTCTTATAATGGATTGTTGGCAACCAAACTCAGGAGAAAAAAATATGTCAATTGACCATATTAATAGAATACGATATGATAATCGTAGAACTAATCTTCGTATTGCAACAAAGTATGAACAAAGTATGAATAGAAAAGGAGTAATACCTGGAACAAAATATGAGCGTAAGTATAATGCTCAACCTCTTCCACCAGGAATTACACAAGATATGCTTATTAAATATATTGGTTACTACACAGAAGAATATGAAACAAAAGGAGGTATTAAAAAACGCGAGTTCTTTCGTATTGAAAAACACCCAAATCAATGTGGGCGTGAATTCAACACTTCCAAATCTAACAAAGTTTCTATTACAGAAAAATTAGAGGAAGCCAAGCGTATTGTTGCTGAACTTGATAAACGAAAAATCACTGATGTTAATGAAGTCAAACCAAAGAAAGAAGTTGAAGAAAATTATACACTCCCACAATATTTCCATATGACTAAGCAACACGGCAAAGATGCAGTCTGTTTTGAAAGACGATATAATGGAAAAAGGGTAAGTCTCAAAGTAACTATCAAAAAAGATGAAACAATCCAACAAGCAGTTGAACGCATTATTCAGCAAGTTGATATTGAAACTGGTGAAAAGAAAACAACTCCAAAAGAAGTTGGTGGTGTTACTCTTTCAAAAGGGTTTTCATTTTCAAAGAGCGATGGTAAAGATTGTATTAGCTTTCAAAGAAATATTAGCGGAAAACGCTATGTAGGAAAAACTATTATTGGCGAAGGTGAAACAATAGCAGATACTATCGAAAGATTGAAAACTAACATTAAAAAAAGGTATGAATTAGAAGATAATATATTATTTAGTGGGTAAAGCGGAATAAATTAAAAATGTTAGTTATAATACAATTTTTAGTTTTGTTAATTAAAAATTATATTTTTGTTTTATTTTTAATAGTTTGTGTGACAATATTAGGAATCTTTGTGTGATACGTTAAATGACACATTAATTATTTTTATCTCAATTCAAGAATATTTTGTAAAGAATTTAAACACATAAAACACTTTCTATTTCTTTTATGTCTTTTTCTGAAAGGCATAAATATTTGTATATGCTTTCGTCATTCATTTCACATTCTTCAAAATTTACACTTGGTATTAGATTAACAAAACCTTTTGTTAGTTCGCTGAATTTGTTCTCTTTTAGAAGCAAATATCTTACAAACTTTGATCTTGTAATATACCATTGTAATTTTGTAGCTTCTGATATATCCCTTGATTTGAAGTAAACAATTCCTGTAGATAAGAGAATATCTTCAACTTGAATTTTTGAAAACACAATCGGTTTTGATATGTTACATATAGCTGTTTTAGAGTTATAGGAACCTGTGCCTCTCGGAAACAATACTTTGACTCCACTTTCTATTGAACAATTTTTATTTGTGTAATATATTTGTTCACCTTTACCCCCGTTGAGTCTACTTAATAATTTATAACAATATGTGTCACTTTTATTAAACTTTATGTTTTCTGTTTCTATAGGTGACTTGTAATTCAAAGTTTTGTTTTTTCCTTTAAATAATTCTAATCTGTTAAAACATGCAATTTTTTTCAAAATAGAATGATATTCTGGTGTGATGTTAAGAAGTTTTTGATTTCTATTGACAATTACACCATTAATATTGATATTACCAATATAACCTTTTTCACAGAACAAGTATAATGTGTCGATGTCAATTTTATGATTCCATACTTTTTTTTCTAAATACATAACATTTTTTAGACCCGAATTTTTTAATAAGTCAATAAATAGTTTATGCGATACACCTATTGTGAATGTAGAAGGAATAACAAATAATAACATCTTGCAAAACGATAGACAATGAGTTGTAAATATCTTATATAAGTTCTTGGTATATGGTGGATTGCCGATCACAGCATCAATTTCAATATTCCATTCATTCATAGGAATTAATATTGAAGTATCACCAACATAACTATTGAACTCATAGTCTAACTCATCAATACCACAATAACTTTGAATATGACATTTCATGAGTTCAGTAGTTATAAATACATTGAGTGGTGAGATATCTGCAAAATAAATACACTCTGTAGCAATTACTTTACAACGCTCAATTTCATCAGGAAAAGTCTTTTCTAATCCATTAAAGAACTTATCAAATATGCCTAATACAAAGTTTCCTTTTCCACAACATGGCTCATATACTCTATGTGTTCTAGACCAGAAATTTATGGGCATTTTTTCCAACATATTGTCAACTAGTTTGACTGGTGTTGGAATCTCGGCATGATTATTTTTCTCTTCATCACTTGGAGGAAAGTGTCTTTCAATAAGAGTTCTCAATCTACTATGTGATGCTGTCTCATAAATCTCTCGGATTTGAGACACAATTTGTTCATTGTTCTCCAATATTGCCTTCATTATATTTAATGTTATCTTTTTTTTAGATTTTTCTAGTTCAATTTTTTTATAACCTAAAACTTCCCAGATAGGCTTCGACAAAGTAGTTGACTCTATAATTTTAGAGAAGTCTTTGTTCTTTGTTGATCTAGAAATCAGAGCTAATAGCGGTAAAAGGTATTGTCTGAAAAGTTCCAATGTTTTATTTGTTATTTCTTCAATTACATCGTCACTAACTTCATTTTCACAATATGCTTCAGATTTTGTTTCACGAGTTATATCTGGTTTGACAACTCCTTTATTCAAATCTTGTTGAAGTCCTTCAAAACTGTCTCCATTCTCTACTTGAAATGCGCTTTGTCTCGCTTTAATATCTGCAATTATCATATGTCTTAGCTCATCGTCACACTCAAAACTATTCAGAACTATAGAGTCATCTATTTCAGATGCAATTTCAGAAGCAAGCTTTTTAAAGTATGAAGTTACTTCTCGTTCATTTACTATACAATCTGAGAATTCATCAGGACCTACAACTAAAATGTTATTCTTATAAGCAAAGTGTAGAATCTCGGCGTTTGATAGATTCTTGCCAATTCTCTTTCTGAGTTCGGTAAGATATCTCATGATGTTAGTGTAATAGCGTTGAACATTCATATCCACATTAATTCCTATAGTCTTACCTGGAGCTTCCGTCATTGCTCTATAGTCACTTTGTTTTTTCTGCTCTAAATTATGACCATCGTCAATCGATATAGTTATATCACAATCTTTATATGTGATACCAACTCTACCTTGATTACCTAGTAACAATATACAACCTCTCTTGTTCAAGTCCTTCGCTTTCTTCAGCATACTCTGAATCTTCTTGTCATATGACTCTTTAGTATCACATGAGTCTCCCATTGAACTTGTATATTCAATAGTGTATTTTGGCCAAAGATTATGCTTCTCTATAAATGCTTTTGTGGCTTGTTGCAGTTCAAGAATTGTGCTGTTACCAGTGTTCATTGGTAAATAAATAATTATCAGTTTTGGTTCTTCATTTGAATTCTTGCGAGAGTTACGTTCTGTCTGAATTGTCTCACATTTCTTCAATATTGTCTTTTGATTTCTGTTGCGAGAGACAATCTGCTCGAATACCGCTTTAAGCATATCGCACCCATCCTCATCCTCATCTAGCTTAAATTGAGGTAAGTATTTGATTTTTTTATTATCAGTGTCATCCTTTTTGTTTTGTTTACATGGCTTTTTCTTTTCAAGTCTTTCTTTATCGACTCTTAAAGCAAGAATTGACTTGAATGACATACCGATGTCGGCTTTATATTTTTTATTATATTCGTCAATCTGTGATACAATACACTTTGGGAATATATAACGCATAAGCATGAGTGTAGGATACTTGTCATAGTCTTGATTAAGAGTGATGTCAATTCTACACTCACTATATTCTTGACCATGTCGTAATTTCATGGCTTCTTCAAAGATAGATGCATCAGCTTCTTGTTTGATAATAGCCTTCATGAAAGATTCGTCTTCTATATCCCAAGTGTAGTTTCTTGAGGCGGGTATCTTATAATAGTTTAAAGTCTTTAGAGATGTTCCTGATGCAAAGACACAACTCTTAGCTTTTGAGCATAAAGAAACTACATCTTCATCAATCTCTTCAGATGAATCAGAGAAGTTCATTTGCAAGGTACTTTTGGTCTTATTTGTAGAGATCGCAAGATGCGCTTCATCGGCAATTATACCTTCAAAGTTAAGATACTTAATTAGGTCTACCTTATCTTTTCCTATTTTTAAGAATTGAACGCTACAGAATATAATACCAGTAAAATCACACGGAATATCATGACATTTGTCTTGAGATATATGATTTATCCCTTTGAAGTCAACATAAGTATTAAGAGCGTTTCGAAAGGATTCAAAAGTTGCTGGTACGGAAGTAAGCACAAGAATTCGTTTGAAACCAGACATTAGCATATGCTTTGCTATTAGTAGAAGCGTAATGCTCTTTCCACTACGGGGCTTATGTGAAATGCACCAGTTTTGGGAATAATTTCTGTCAAAGCTTCTTTGAAACTTTATTTCAGCAATTCTTTGATGCAACATTTTGACAAGCTGTTTGCGTTTGAAATCGGCAATAGATAGAACGTCTTCAAATGAAGTACAATCCTTAAAACTGCTATTGAAACAGGCTATTGCTTTCAGAAGGTCTGATTCATCAAAGAGAAGATTATCTTTAATAATTTTATCAATGATATTTTTTTCAAGTCCATTCTTGTCTTTGTATTTGTGTTGAAGAACAACATTTTTATCCCGAACAAATAAAGCGACTTTACATTTCTCTTCTTCTTGTCCATTAGCAAGACGTTTTTTATTATGTTCTTCACAATCATAATAAATATTGATAACACCTTGTTTATCCTTCGTCAATTCAGAACTTTGATTGTACTTACAAGATATACCAATGGTCGTATCCTTATTGATAAAACACATATCAATATCATTACCTCCTTGTACGATTGTTCTTGAAAGAAACTCTATTGGATTATTAACTTTTTTGTGTGTAAAGATTGTACCTTCATGCCATTCTGTGTAGTTGAAACCTTGGACACATTTAAGAAGCACAAGAACAATTGATAACGCTTCAAATCGAAAACCTTTCTCACTCGAATTATCTGTAGTAAGAATTGTTTGAATGGTCTTTTTAGGATTTTTTAAGCTATTCTTCAATAAGTAGTTGACTATGTCAATATAGTTATTGAAAGTATCACACGATTGCAGATGGTCAGCAACGACCAATTTGCTGGGTTTATTGGTAGGCATTTTTTGAAAAGTAGTTTAGTTATAACTATTTTAAGAGTAATTGTAACATTTAAGCTAAAAGTAGTTCAATTTTTTTATTAAAAAGATACTTATTAGTGAAAGATAAATTACAAAGATAAATTATCTATCTTTTCCATTGCTTCATCCAAATCATTTAGTAGAGTTGGATTAAGCAATTATCTGGAACAATAACATAAGCACAAAACATTGTATTATGTCCTTCATTTGGATATTTATCAGTTTCTATTAATCTTGATGTTTCAATTTCTTCTAAAAAAAATTGAAATACTTTTTAGAAACATAACAAGATTCACTTTTATATTCATAAAGTAAAACAAATTTAAAATGTCCGCAAGCAACTCACCTGTCCCAACCAACACCAACACAGACACAGAGCCAAAACACTGGTTACTTAGAGTTGGAGATGGAGAAAACTTCATATCTTCGTCAAACCGTAAAATTTGGGGAATATCTTCAAAAAAAGATGATTCAAAATATTTTATAAAAAATGCTAAGCCTGGTGACAAATTATGGTTTGTAAAAAGCAAAAGTCAAGGAAAAGTTATCGCAGTAGCAACATTCACATCTTGTGAATCACGTGTGTTAGGACCTCTTGTAGATATTTCTCCAACAGATGAAGAACTTGGTTGGACTGGAAGCGGTAGTGAATGGGAAAAATGTGATACAGAAGTTCATTATACAGATTTATATGGATTGAATGATTGTGACCTTTTAACACGCATAAGTAGTCCATTAACTATTAGAAAATATAATGAAAAATGTCAGGTAAATCTTCCACTGGAATATTCTTACATAGTTCGTTATAGTAAAGTGATAACAGATGGAATTTAAAAAATCAAAAATAAGTATTTAAAAAATCAAAATCAAAACAAAGACAAAAACAAAGACAAACCAAAACCAAAACCAAAAACAAAAACAAAAACTTATTTTTGATTTATTTAGAATATCCTTCAAAGCAAAAAAAATTGAAATACATATTAGTTTTATAACAAGATTCACTTTTATTCTCATAAAGTAAAACAAATTTAAAATGTCCGCAAGCAACTCACCCGTCCCAACCAACACCAACACCAACACCAACACAGACACAGAGCCAAAACACTGGTTAATTAGAATTGGCGATGGAGAAAACTTTGCATTATCCTTGAAAAATAATATTTGGGGAATATCTTCAAAAAATACTTTGTATCAATATTTCATAAATAATGTCAAACATGATGACAAGTTATGGTTTATAAAAAACAAAAGTCACGGACAAGCAATCGCTGTTGCTACATACATCTCTCATAAAATCCGCAAATTAGGACAACTTTCTGATATTTCTTTGACTGATGATGAAATTAGCTGGTCAAGAAATGGGAAAGAATGGGAGAGTTGTGATACAGAAGTGTATTATACAGATTTGTATGGATTGCAAAATTGTGAACTTTATACAAATATAGTTAGTCCATTAATAATTCGAGAATATAATGAAAAATGTCAGGTAAATCTTCCGCTGGAATATAAATACATAACTTGCTCATTCTAGAACCAAATGCGCGTGTGGGACGGCTTCCCACAAACAAAAAAATCAAAAATCAAAAATCAAAAATCAAAAATCAAAAATCAAAAATCAAAAATCAAAAATCAAAAATCAAAAATCAAAAATCAAAAATATTATTCAAATACTTATTTTTGATTAATTTCACACAAACAAATTCATCTAATTTTCAACAAGTTGTTATAACGAGCGGAGCGATTACCGCGTGAAACATGTATATTTTCAATTTCTGTTATTTTCTCGCATTTTATTTCGTCACCATTACCAGTAGAATAATAAATATTTTTTATAATATTCATATTTTTAATTGTTGTCAAACATTGCGAACATGGTTTGGCCATTTGTAATTTGTTATTTTTATCAATCCTAATAACTAATAGATTTACTTTCTTCACACGCTTATTAACCTTGTAAAATACACCACCCATCTTTATTACGAGTGAGAGTCTTACCATAGTATCTCAAAATACTATTAATCTCGCTATGTGCTGAACAACATACTATACCACGAAGAAGCGAACGCTCTGAGTTATTACATATTGCTAATGGCTTGCTTTTATTTGTCAAAATACAACTAGACAACCTGATTGACATATTAGACTTTGTTGCTTGGTTCACAAGGTAAGGAACAATTTTATCCATAGTAGTAGTAGTAGTAGTACTAGTACTCATTTTAAGGTTTTTTGCTTAAAACTTATATTATATTATGATTACTAATACAATATAAGTTCCAAAATTATAAGTTTCAATTTTATTTTATTATTTGTATTATTTGCATTAATTATATTATTTGTATTAATTGCATTACAATATCACCTTAGCCTGCGAGTTCTTTTCTATAAGTTTCATACTTCTCAGTAATAGATTTATCAAATTTCAACCAATATTTAAAAAAACATTTTTTGAATTTTTCATAATCATCTTTTTTACTATATTTTTTATATTTTTTATGATTGAAAAGTGATAAATCTATAACAGTATGACTAGCTATGTCAAACAAAGCTAATTGCGTATATGTTTTGCCTTTTTTCTGTTCTAAATCATCTTTAAATGTTATACAACTTTGTATAGTATAATCAGGGTCAAACAATTTATAAATATCAAATAATCCTCTACATTTTGGAATTAGTGTATTTTTATAAGGTTCAATATTATGCAAAGCAGTAAACTCATCGCGTTCTTTCAATGTTTCATCACATACAACATTACCTTCAGGATAAATAATTACAATAACTTTTTCATCTGGTTTGACACGATTTAATCGCTCTTTTATTTTTTCTATTGGATTTTTATCAGTTATAATACAGTTATTTCTTAAATATTTTGAAAATCCGGGAAATGATGAAATAATATCTTTCATTACATATATTTTCTTGTATTCTTTGAAATATGTTGATGTTACATATGCATTCATTAAGAAATCACTAGATGTAGGATGGTTTGATATGTATAATAATTTATTTTTGCTTTTAATTTTATCAAATATATTAGATAATTCTAGTGTTTGATTAACATCTATTTTCCAACCGTAAAAATATTTTGAAAAAGCTATCATTTTATTAATCCAAATATGTTCGTCTGTGTAATCAAAATCCCTTTTATTAAAAAAACATAGTACTTGTAAATAAAACATTAGTCCAAAAAATGCAATTAAATAAAATATAATTTTCATAATGATTAGATTAGCATATAGTTTATTTAATAATATTTTATAGTATTTCAAACTTACTGTTAAAAACTTCTAAAAACTGTTAAAAACTGTTAAAAACTGTTAAAAACTGTTAAAATTATATTTTACTTTCTTATAGTATAATAGTTGCGAAATAATGGTATCAATAATATCATTTTTGAATACTATTGTAGGAAGATTGATAGTATTACTAATTATAGTTTTATTAACTAAAAATAATACAACTTATGGTTTAATTGCAGTATTTGCTTTTATTTTATTAAGAGAATATTCAAACAAATTAATTGAAGGACAAGAGAATATGGATGATGGTCCATCACAAAAGGAAATTGACGAGTTTAATAAACAAATTAAAAAATCTTTAAAAAGTGAGGAAAGAGATAAAGTTTGTGAAAAATTAGAAGGAGACCCTGACCCTGAAGTATTAGATATTTATAAAAAAAGTATGTTTGATGGTTCTAATAGTATATCTTCTCAGGAATTTTTGGTTAGATTAATGAGTAAAAATCCATATTATAAACATTATGAGAAAAAACACGGAAGCACTAAATTATTAAGTGATACAGTTGGAGGGTTAATGTCTGGTTGTTATAATGGTTATGGATTAAATGTTTCATTATTAGAGCCAAAATCGCTTGATAACTCAATGGATTCAGTAGGTTCTGCTGGTTCATCTATAGGAGACATGTTTTAATTTAATAAACCCATCTTTGTTTGACAATTTATTATTAAAAAAATTGAATGAAAATGAAACTAATAAATAGTATTTATTAACTTCATTAAAAACAACTCATTTATATTCAAAATGACTGAACATATGAATATGGATATGGATATGGATATGGATATGGATATGGATATGGATATGAATATGGATATCAATATGGATATCAATATGAATATGAAGATGAATATGGATAAACAAGATATATTAAATGCTAATATACTTAACCATGCTGAACAAGGCAATTTAAATAAAGTACGATTATTTGTTAAGTATGGCGCAGATATTCACTTCAAAAATGATTTGCCTGTAAGAACTGCTGCTATTCGCGGTCATTTGAAAGTTGTTAAGTTTTTACACAGTCTTGGTGCGAATATTCACTCTGAATATGAATTCGCGCTTCGTTATTCAGTATCAAAAGGTTTTATGAATATAATAAAGTATTTGGTGGAAAATGGTGCAGATGTACAAGCAATGAATAATAATGCATTAAATAATGCGGTTGTATTTAATCGCTTTGAAATAATGAAATATTTGGTAGAAAATGGCGCAGATGTGTCAGAAAGAATGATTAAAAACTTGGAATTTGCAGTAGAAAATAACAATTTAGAAATGGTAAAATATTTGTTTGACAAAGGTAATATAAATGATACTACAATAAATATGCTTTTAAAAATATCTTCTTTGAATTTAAAGCCAGAAATAACAAAATATGCATTAGATTGCGGAGCAGATATTAATTATAGTGATACAATAGCATTGCGACGATATGCAGGACGTGGATATTTAGAAATGGTAAAATATTTGGTGGAAAATGGCGCGGATATACATGCATTAGATAACTTTGCAATTAGATACACATCATTAAATGGACATCTAGAAATAGTAAAATATTTGGTGGAAAATGGCGCGGATATACATGCAGATGATGATTTTGCACTAAGATATTCTAGTATGAATGAACACTTTCAAATAGTGAAATATTTAGTGGAAAATGGTGCAAATATAAACGCAGATGATGATTTTGCACTAAGGTATGCAGCGTCAAACGGTTCTTTACATATTGTTCATTATTTAGTGGAAAAAGGTGCAAATATAAGTTCAAGGAATTACTCTGCAATTAGAAATGCTGAAAATAAAGGGTTTTTCGATACAGCATATTATTTATCGGAATATTTGTTTGGTGCAGTCGATAGTTTTAAGAAAGCACCAGAAAGTATAAAATTTAATATTAATGAAAATACAATTTGTCCGATTACACATAATCCGATTAATGATGGTCAAACAAGAATAGTTGGATGCAGTGTATGTAAGAATGTATTTAGCAGAGATGCAATGATAGATTGGTTTTATATGTCATATGGTGTGAAAAAATGTATATATCGTTGCGAAAATGCAGAGTTTTATGACCTTAGCGGGGAAGCGCCCCGCACGCGCAATTAGGCAGGGGGAAGGCGGGACATTGTTGATAGACGATTTTCCCACTATAGACTTATCGCGTGTGGGACGATTTTCCCACAAATTAATATTTTTAATTAATATAGGTTGCATAGCTCAATGTTAGGTATATCTTCAAATTATAAAAAGAAGTTACTTCATTTAATTATTGAATCATATTTGCTATTTATTGGTGGTATTTTCATTTCTTACTATGTTAATAAGTTATTTGACCCGTTTGACGAAGTTCAATTCAAAAAAGATGAAAATAAATTAAAATACTGGTATTTATTATTTGAAATCTTTATACAAATAACATTATTATTATTCTTTGCAGTTATATTTAAGGATGTAATTAAAAATGTTTTAATGAACTTATTAAAACATAATGTTTCTAATGTAAGTATGTTATCAAATATATCATATACACCAGCATTATTTATATACCAACTCAACTTGATGAATAAATTACGGTTTATCTTTAAAACAATTAGTAATAAAAAGAGTGATGTACAAATATAAATAATTGAAACATATTTAACTAAAATTTTAATAGTTAAATATGTATAAATAATCTGTAATATGAAATCAAACATGGAATTAAGCATTAATTCAAATATGTGTTCAGATACTGAACTTGTAGAAATGGAATTAGATTCGGAACCAGAACCAAATGTAATTATTAGTATAGAACCAATAATATTAGATGATTACAATAAACTTTATATTAATGAAAATATGTATGCTTTATTTCCAAGTTATAATTATTGTTCAAAATCAAAGCGTTTTTACGGTGAATTAAACTTTGACGCATATATTTTGGAAAAAAAATATAATGATGATGGAAGTGAAATAACTATTAGAAAAGATTATTATGGTGAATTTGTGTACAAAAATGATAGTTGTAAATGTAAAAGCAATACTAAATTTAAATTTTCCAAAAAAGACTATAATCTTAAATTAAGACAATTAGATAATAATGGTTATTATACTAATAATTCTGTAACTTTAGAAGATTATTTGTCCATAGAAATAATTAAGAAAATACATCCAGTAGTTATGGGTCATAGTAATATAGATTATATTGTTGACCCTGAATGCTTGGAAAATTCATTGTTACCTAGTGAAAGCAGTGGAGATGATGAAAATGATGAAAATGATGAAAATAATTAAAATGATGAAAATGATGAAAATAATTAAAAATTACATAATACTATTTTTAATTATTACTTGTTATTTATTGATTATTACTAATTAAACATCTGAATATTGGATTATTTTACTATCATGTTCTCTAATTATTTTTCGCAAGTTTCTTCCTCTCATTTTGGCTTGAATATTTTCAAAACCCATATGTTGCATCCATATTCTCAAGCAATTCAATGCTTGAACTTTATCTTGGTCATTGCTGTAAAGTATGTTTTCAACATTAGACAAAGATATGTAGTTTTTAAAGTATCTAACAATTGAGAATATTTGGTTCATCCAACTATATTCTATGCAAGTTTCATAATCATCACTTCTATCTATATGAAATGTTAAAAGTATTAATATTTTCAAATTAATAAATAGTTTTTTACCAAGTAATTCTTTTTCATTAACTATACTTTCTTGCTTTATTTCATCATATATATACTCTGATGGCTCGTAAATTATGAAGTCCGCATTATTTTTGTAATTTTGAAATTTAGTTTCAGAGCTATTTTTTCTATAACGCATATTATTATTTACTTTATCTTTCAATTTAGATTCATAACTAAATCTATCCATATAATCATTCATATTTTCTTTAATGTTTTCTTCAATATTTTTTTCCAAGCAATTTGTCTCTATTTGACTTTTATTTTCTTCTGAAGTTTGAACTTCAGTTTTTTTGCTTTTCTTCTTCTTTTTTAATGAATCTAATTCTAAACATTCTGCTAGTTTAATATGACTAGATTTCATAAAGTCAATAAAGTTTTGGTCTATATCTGGTAGTCTAACAAGAAACTGTTGTTCTTCATTGTATTTTTTTTCAACAAACTGTTTGATACAAGTTCTAGAGCAAAAGTTATCAATAGTTTTTGGACCGTGTGAAAATATAAAATCAATAAACTTTTGAGAAGAATATTTTATTAATGCTAACTTATGAAGTTTATATGGAATAGTATCAATAATAAGTGCATCATCCAGTTTATTAACAGTTTCAGGAATATATTGATGTATAGTTATTTCACTAAAATTTGAATTAGTATTTACCCCAGCAAACATATTTAACATGCTAGTAAAATTATCATCCGTTTTAGTAATGAAACGATTATCACAGGTGTAATTATGACATTCACTAATATCTTCATCATCTTTCACTGAAATCCATAATCTGTCATCATTAGGCAATCTATCATCTGGATTTTTAGAGTAAAGATTTTTCAAGAAATTAGCGATTTTCACATATGTTCCTTCTTTACACTCATTTTCAACAAGTGAAAGTATTTCGTTGAAATCTTTTGATGACATTTTTAAATTTTCTGTGTTCTATTAGACTATTTGTAGTTATTTATAACTTGATTTATTTATTATAATATATAACTAATCAATTTTATTGAATATTGAATATTGAATATTGAATATTGAATATTAAAAATATTTATTATATGTATTATATTAATATAATGGGAGGAACACAAAGCAGTCAAAATACCCAACAAAACAGTAAAACTGGAAATCACGAATTACTTTCAAGTGTTGTTGTTGGAAATAACATAAATGTAGATGTTAATAATACTGATGTTATTGAAAGACAATTAGTTACTACAACAAATAGTGGTTTGTAGACAAAAATAGATATAAAAGTACATAACTAATAAGTATTTGAAAATTTAATTACTTATTAGCAATTCAATTACTATTAATATTATTATTAATCAAATTAGCAGCGAATTATGTAATTCATTACCAAATAAGGAGGCATATTATTGTGTGGCTTATTACCGCCAACAGCATCAATTGAAATATTATGAGTATGTTCACCTGATGCATTTGTGTTATAAGCATTCTTGTAATCATTAGAGTCAACCGCGGGTGGTTGACCGTCTTGTGCTAAAAACTCGGAATCATCAATAGTTCCTGTATCAACAGAATGCACATGTTCGCCAGCAGAATCTACTTTACCTGAATGACTATGTGAAGGCATTTCATCTACGCTAATAGTATGCTTTTCAGAACCACCTTTTCTTCCAATATTACGGTCTGTCATGAAGCCATCTGTTCCACTACCAATAATTGTGCGACCTCTCAAATCTGGAAGTAAGAAATGTGTAGATGGTTGTGATGATTCACCAAATTTATTACCAATAATCTTATGTAAGCGAGTATATTTAGAAATTTCTACTTCTGCACCATCGCATATAAGCCAACCCTCAGGTATTTTATCACTTACATAAGGGAACAAAACACCAGTAGGAATAAACATTTCACCATTAATTAAATAATCACCTCCATTTACATTAAAATTACCGTTGTTTAAATTAGTATCTCCATGAATATTTCCACCATTATGATTTAAATCCTCTTTTCCCTGACGCTTTAATATCATATCGAACCTATTCCAAACCATATTAATATGAATTATACTATTTATAATATTTAATCATTCAATGTCAAACGAATAAATTATCAATTATCCATTATCAATTATCCATTATCAATTATCAATTATAAATATCTATTCTTTCTTAAATAAACTCCAAAAGCAAAATAAAACAACACTTATAGTTATAGGATTATCACCTGTAATAAATAATTGTTTAAATACCATAATTGCATCTGTCAAACCACCATATTTTAATGATAAATATAAACTTTTAATTGGTCCTATTAAACCACCATATAATGCAGATAAGCACAGTTTTTTCTCGTTTGACGAATCAATGCGAAATAAACAATTAGGTATTTTGCAAAGACGATAAACATAATAAATAGAACCGAATATTGTAGTAGCTACTCCAGAAACTATATTTGTATTCATTATAAAATTTGTATTATAAAATTTATAATAATATATATTTTATTTTAGTTAATACGATTTACTTTAATTAATAACATTTACTTAGCTAATATTATTTCTATTAAGAATATCTTCTATATTTGCTAACCTTTGCTTCAACTGTATATTTTCAGTAGTTAAATCATCTACTTTTACCTTTAACTCGTCTTTTTCAGTTGTTACTTCTGTTAATTTATTATGAAGATAGTTTACTGCTTTTTGTGTCATTATTGAAACTGCACTATAATTAACGCTTTTGAAATCATTTACTTTTTGTGCTGTTATAGTTATTGTTGAATTCTCAGATTCACAATGTTTGTATAAAGCTTCAACTAATTCAATCTTGTAATCATTCAAAATAACAAATTTATAGTCATATGGATTTTTGTCATTATTGCAATAGAAACGCACTGCATCTATATAATTACCACCTATCTGTAAATTATGCTTTCTTGTAAAGTGTAATATTTTACCTTGTTTTTCACCACTAACATGAGAAATATCAATATAATCTTCAGAAGTAGTTACAAAATAATCAGTAATATTTTCAATATCTTGAGCAATAAAACCTAGTTGATTGTTTGTATTGTTGCGTAATTTATATGATTTTGGTATTACATTATTAATAAAGTTTAATACATCAGTTTCACTTATATCTTGAATATCTGATTTAATGCGTTTGTCACTAGAACCACTCCATCCTGATGTAGTTAAAGCCATTACATAAGTTCCACCATTTATACCTATTGCAAATCTTCCATGTGTTCCATATAAATAATATTCACTAGCGTTACTTGCATGAGTTCCTAAATGAAGGTCATATCCAGAAGAATTAAACCTAATCTCACTTGAATTTGTCCTATGTGGAATATATACTTGTTGATTATTATATCCAGCATGTGAAAAATTTAATCTGTGATAACTATTTGTAGAGTCATAAGTAGAGTATATATTATTGCTAGATGTATTACTATTATTATTATCTAACAAACGAATACCACCGCGCTTCTCTAATGTACTTGAATCAACAACACTTCGTTGGTCAACAATTAAATCACCATAAGTGTGAGAAGTATTTGTCTGATTATTAATTATTACTGTATCACGGTTTTGAGATGCTGTTGAATTTCCTACATTTATTATTACTGCATTATTATCAATAACGCGTGTTCCATCATCCCAATCATGAGAAATATATTTTGCTTGGCTAATAGCACCATGATTAATTTTTGAACCAGTTGCCCAAGTTCCACCACCCATATCATAGTTACTATTACCTGAACTATAAGCCAATCTAAAATTTGTTCCAGTTGAATAATCTTGATTGAATTTAACTTCAAAACCTTCAGGTGCATGTATGCTTGTCAAATAATTATCATTTATACTGGTTTTATATGTAGTAAAATAACTTGTTCTTGTTGTACCTATTGCAGGTAATTCTAAAGATGTAAAGCTTGAATTAATAGTAGCATAAGGTATTAATTTACTATTGTAATATAAATTCTCAAATCCATTATCAAGATTTCTATAAAGCTTTTTAGTTTTTGTGCTTGGAACTCCTGCGCTATTAAAGTCAATACCAATATCACCTGATAAAGCTAAATCACCAGTCATAGTATCACCGGATTTTGATAGTTTTGTTGCAATAGCTGTTGTATTTGTTGAAATATTTCCTGTATTTGTTGCAATGTTTGTTGTATTTGTTGCAACATCGCCGCTTAAATCAACTACAATATTACTCAAATCACTAATTACTTTGTATTTCAATTTAATATTTTCATTTGCAGAAAATGTTGCATTATATGTATTTCCTGTTTGACCGGTTGAAGTTGCATAAGCGAATAATG